AACGAACTCAATTGAAACGACACCTTTTGGCGCTTTCTCAGACGTTTTTCTTCTCTGTGTTTCACCATGAGTTCGTGCTGTTTTTTCATCCGTTCTCGGTGTTCTATTGCCTTTTGCTTTCGCCATTCTTCCTTCTTTATTTTCCATATTCTTTCCTTTTCTTTCCTCACAATCGCCTTTCCAGTATTGTCTTCCTCTGTCATGAGTTGTCTTTCTTGATTTGCCCTTGCCCTCTCTATTTCCATGGCTTCTTTCTTTTTTGCCATCAACTTCTTATGTGCCTCGTATTTTTCCTTCCTGATGATTTCCTTTTCTTGTCTTATTTTGTCTTTTGTCTCCTTGTCTTCTTTATCCATAAGGACTCGTTCTTTTTCAACCCTTTCTTTTTCCCTTTGCTCTTCTAGTCTTTTCAATGCGATATTTTTCTTCCTTTCCTCCATCTTTTCTATCCTGATTCTTTCTTGCTCTCTTTTTGCCTCTTCTGCCTTTTTCTTTGCTTCTTTTTCGCGGGCTATTTTCTCTTTTTCTAATCGCTCTTTCTCCTTCCTTTCTTCTTCTAGTCTCCATTCTTCGTATTTGATCTGAGTCAATGTTTCATTCGTATCTGATTCCTTTGCTTCCATCATTCTGTCGTTGTCTTGTTTCCATGCTTTCCATTCATCTAATGTCAAGTCCTTTTGACTCACCTCATTTTGCTTTCTTTCGTTGTCTTTCGATACCTTTTTTTTATAGTCATTCATTTGCTTCATCAAAAAAAAACGTTTGTTTGATTGATGATTACGAAAATCCATTACACTATGAAGAGATATATTTATAATGAGACAAACGATTTAATTTAATCTCCCTTGTGTTTGATATAGTTTATCTCAAGAAGCATGTGGCTGGTGAGCACACGCATGGCCCAACTCACACTAGAGAGGAGCAGTTGCTGTGATGTTTTGTGTGCGTTATATTGTACCCAAATAAGTGCCTTGCAATATGGAATCTCGTTATAGAAAGGGATGAACAAGTATTCGGTCATTGATTTGGGTTGACAGCACTGATGAAAGAGTTCTGTGCTAACACCGTGGGCAAGACACCAAAACGCATAGATCATCAAGAACACAGCCGTTTCTTTGATGCATGTTTTGACATAGGCGTTCATGATGGCTTCTGGATGTTTGGTAAAGGAATAAATCGTTTTCAATTTTTTTGTTTAAAAACCTTTCTCAAAAGTATATATATGGCGAGTGTTCGGGCGCTCCAACTCATTTCGGATCAAATCAAACAGGCGCAAGAAAAGGATAAAAAAGGGCCAAGTATTGACGATGTTCCCAAGTCGTCGCTACAGACTTTCAAGAAAGTTCGCAATGATCTCTCTAAGATTTATTCAGCAAAATGTATGGACGAATACTACATACATTATGAAGAATGTGAAGCAATACGGCATTTATTATTTGATTATTCGTTTGATTAACCCCTCTTTGTCTTGCTGTTCATCATCAATGGCATTAAGACAAAGACATAGACAAGATAAAGAATAACCGCAAGAATGATAAAGGCTATAAAGAGTTGAAATACTCGCATGAAAGAGCAGTAAAAATCATCGTCGTCGTTGTCGCAATTGGTTACGTGATGGAAACCAAACAACGATAAGAAAGAGAACGGCGAGTTAGGTGATGGCGCGGGCTTGCGACGTGGCATTTTATACATTGCTATAATATTATTTATAAATTGAGTTAAAGATATAATGCGACTATTTTATATAAAGATGCAAATCTTCGTGAAAACGCTTACCGGGAAGACAATTACTCTGGATGTCGAACCAGGAGACACCATTGAGAACGTGAAACAAAAGATACAAGAAAAGGAAGGCATTCCGCCCGACCAACAGCGTCTCATTTTCGCCGGGAAACAACTGGAAGATGGGCGCACCCTTTCGGATTACAACATCCAGAAAGAATCCACGTTGCATCTTGTGCTTCGTTTGCGTGGGGGCGTATATGATCCAACTTTGGCGGCTCTAGCAAAGAAAACAAACTGCGAAAAAATGGTTTGTCGTAAATGCTATGCGCGCCTTCCAGCTCGTGCGATATCATGTCGCAAGAAAAGTTGTGGTCATTCCAACCAACTGCGTGCCAAAAAAAGAATTAAATAAGTGAATTAGCTATAACACGATACCACACGTTGATAATAATCATATTTTTCAGTTTCATCAATAACTCTACATACACAATACCGAAAACAGGTGCTCCCTGCATGTAGAATTATATTCACATACAAAGGCAAATAGGTCATCTTCTTCTTTATGCCCAACAAATACCTGTGTTTCCTTTGGATAATGGGTTGTTCATGAAGAGGCAAATAAGATACAATAATCTCGTAATAGTGATCATTCATGATTTGTTTTGTATATCAGGTTTATTTTTGAAACAGGGATTCGTAAAAAGGAAGGTTTGTGAAGAAGTTAAATTCCCCACTGTTTTTTACCACTTCGCCCCCGTCAATGGTGACAATTTCGCCGTGGATGTAATCCGCCTTTTCGCTCGTCAAATACATGGCCAATTCCGAGATTTCATCTTGACTACACATTCGCTTGCGAGGATTCGTGTATTGATTGTAGTATTTGAATAAACCCAATGGGTCTAGTTTGTCCGCGCCACCGGACCCTTCAATGGGACCCGGAGCAATCCCCACCAATCGTATGTCGTGTTTCCCCCATTCCACGCTTAACCCGCGCATCAATTGGTCCACTCCTGACTTTGCCACGGCTGATGGAATGACAAGCGCGGATCCCGTGGTCGCATACGTGGTGGAGATATGAAGAAACACGCCCTTTTTCTTTTGAGATATCATTTCTTTTCCAAACACGTGGTATACGTTAAAGGCACCATGCAACACGATATCAATGATGCGTTTCCATCCGTTTTCCGATAAGGTTTGAAAAGGAGCAAGGAAATTTCCCGCCGCGTTATGCACAATGACATCCGGGAAAATGTGTTGTGCTTTCAATTCTTGTTGAATGGACCGGATCTTTTGGTAGTCACTCACATCGGCGGAGTAATACAAATGGGGTTGGGTATTTAACTTTTCTAGTTGTGATTGTAGTGCTGTCATTTTGGGCACACTACGACTAATGTTGATGATGGTCCCACCTTGTTTCGCATAATTCAGCGCCATGTTTCGCCCCAATCCGGAACTGGCTCCTGTAATAAGTATGGTTTTGTGATGATACATTATGATGAATATGGATAAATGAAATACACGAAATGAATGTATTTCATTTATTTATGATTATAAATGATATGATGAATCAACACACAAGTAGTGGTGTGTTATATTTAGTTGGAGTAGGCAAGGCCACCCATGCCCGACATGATGCGGAGCACGTTGTAGTTGCGCGCGTAGACGCGAACCTTGGCGGTGTTGACCGATTCCACGGTGGCGTTCGAGAGCACGAGTTGGAGGGTCGCGTTATCAATGCGGGACATGTTGCAGGTGCCCGACGGTTGGTGCTCTTCCGGGCGGAGGGCGAACGAGTACACGTTGATGCCGGTGTCCGGAGCGCGGGTGTGGTGTTGCCAAGGTTGAACTTGGTCAAAGTAGGTGCCCTCACGCTCCGAGAAGCGGTCTTGGCCGTTGAGTTGAAGCTTGGCGGTGACGACCGGGTTCTCGCCCCAGCAGTGCATGTCAAGCGAGGTCTCGGCGAGCACGAAGGTGCCAGCATCCGACACAGCCGATTGTTTGGTGTCAGCCACATCCGCGATCTCATCTTGAAATACATCACCACTGATGAAAGCATTGGTACCACTCACCGCTTCAGCAGAGCCGAACGCCTTGATGGAGTTCGGGAGGGCGTCAAGAGCATCGGTGTAGTTGAACGGTTGAGCACCAAGGGCAGCGAAGAGGGGCTCGCCCGACTCTAAGGAGGCGCAGTAGTCCACGTGGCAGTCAGGTTGGACCACCCACACGAGTTCCTTGACCGGGTGGTTGAAGTTAAGGCGGATCTTGTTGGCCGACGAACCAACGGATTCCGCACCCGTGTATTGGAGTTGCTCAATGAGGTATTCGTGCGGGTTTTGGGCCATGCGGCGGCGTTCATCCGTGTCAAGGTAGATGTAGTCCACGTAGAGCGAAGCCGACACAAGGGAGTTCGCGTAAGCCTTCGTTGCCTTACCGGCCGCGCTGAGCGAGTCAACCGCCCAGAGGCACTCGTCAATGGCACGGAGATCAAGGTTGATCTTGACCTCGTGGTATTGGAGAGCAATGAGAGGGAGAGCAAGGCCCGGGTTGGTGCAGAACCAGAATTGAAGCGGCACGTAAAGAGTGGTTTCCGGGAGCGCGTTGCGAGGAGCGCACACTTGGCGAGGGGCGTTGGAGTCGCAAGGACCATCCACATCCGCGAACGAAGGATCGGTCACGAAAGTGAGTTGGGTGGTGTTGCCCACCATCTTGTAGTAACCGGCTTCTTGGTTCTTGTCCATGGTGAGTTGGCACCAGATGTGCATCCAGTCACCGTATTGCTTCTCAATGCGTTGACCACCCACTTCCACTTCCACGTTCTCAATGAGTTGGTGGCCCGGGAAATCTAACCAGCGAGCGTAGCTAGCAGCATCACTGTTGATCTCAGGAAGAGTTACTTGAAGGTACGTGCGGTAAGCAAGGTCACCATTGCGGGAGACCGTGCAGGTCACGCGGCGGCCGAAGTCGGCTTGGCCGTTGAAAGTTTGCTCAATAGATTCCATGGCGAAGTTCGTGTGGCGACGGTAAGTCACCTTCCAGAACGTAATTTGCGGGTTGCCCGTAAGATATACATCTTGAGCACCGTAAGCGACGAGTTGCATCAGACCACCTCCCATTGTTTTTTTTTATACATTACTAAAAGAAAAAAAATTTGAAATTCCTAAATTAATTCAAATTAAAATACTTTTGTATGAATTTCTCTAAATACTTTTCCTCATACACTTGTTTTTCTTTACTCTTACGCTTTGTAAATATATACAAACCTCCCTTCTTTTTCACACACCAACCGTCATCTATTGCGTTTAAAACAAAAACCATCTTGCTCCATTCTTTAGGGGTGTATTTTTGCAAATCCACATTCATTATTAATATCTCATATTAAAAATATAAAAAACTGACATAAATTAAAATATATGCAACGAGAAAGACATACGGTGGATCAGTTATTTTCTAATAAAATGAACAAATTCACGCAAAAAGAAATGGCCTTGATTGAAAAGTATCAGGCAAAAGTGAAAGAATATCAGGAAAAAATGGATCAAAACAGTGAAGAAGAAAAACATGCACCCTACATAGAAAAAATAAAAGGGTATCAGGCAAAAATCAAAAAGTTAGAAACGAAAATGAATGCCTACTTTCTAGAAAATTACAACGACTTGTTCCACTATTTTGAGATTAAAAAGGACATTGAAAGCAACAATAATCCAAAGACACTGATTCACCGATTTTTTGATAAAACCCGGAAAAATGAGCAAATCAACCACAGCGAATACAATCAATGTATCCAAACCTACATGAGAAAGAATAACTTTGACATTTATAGCAACGAGTATTGGAGCCCCGATGAAAATCACCACTTGTGCACAAAATGCAACCAAGGGGAAATGATACAGTCCACCAGTGATGGTATATTGATCTGTAACAAGTGCCATGTGTTCATGAAGTATTTGATCCACAATGACAAACCCACCTACAAAGAACCCCCTAAAGAAATCTCCTTTTATGCATATCGGCGCATCAATCATTTTAAGGAAATCTTGGCTCAATTTCAAGCCAAAGAGACCACGGACATCCCGGCGGTCATCATTGAAACCATCAAACAACAAGTGAAAAAGGAGAGGATCGACATGTCCACATTAACCAACAAGAAAACCAAGGAAATCCTTAAAAAGCTGGGATACAACAAATACTACGAACACATTACATTCATTAAAGACAAGTTGGGAATTAAGCCCCCTATTATGAACCCCCAATTAGAGGAAACACTGTGTAATTTGTTTATTGACATTCAAATCCCATATGCGAAATTTTGCCCACAAGATCGTGTCAACTTCCTAAACTATTACTATACCTTGTATAAACTATGTGAGTTATTGAATGAGAAGAGTTATTTGCCTCATTTCCCCATGCTAAAGGAACAAAAGAAGATTGAACAAGATGAAATTTGGAAGAAAATATGCGAAGAGTTGGAATGGGAATTTATACCGACATTGTGAGTTTTTATTTTAGTCGTTATGATCAATGAGAATGAACGTCAAAACCTATTACATCAACATGGAAAAAGACATTCAACGAAATGAACACATGATCAAAGAGTTAAACCAAACAAATCTTTCCTATGAACGTTTTCCGGGAATAGATGGCCGTCATGTAGACAAAGACAAATACATCAAAGAGGGTTCTCTTTCTTCGTTTGCTGACTACTGTTTGACGGATAAAATGATTGGATGTGGTTTGAGCCACATTATGTTGTACAAACACATACGAAATGAACCTATAGATTACGTATTGATACTAGAAGATGACGTGAAAGTGAGTGACCCCCACTTGGATTATTCCAAAGAAATCAATGATATTATTGCACAACACAATATCACACATCCCCATTGGCAAATCATTCGGCTTCATTCTATGGGCTTTGATTTGGGTTCGGGGGCGGCTTACATTGTTTCTACAAAACACATTGAATCTCTCGCAAACATGAGGCTTTTGTATCATAATGATATTCAACAGTCTTTTCAGTGCCACATTGTTCATTTGAATACTCTCTTTGAGACAAAAGATCACGAGACACATTACAAAAACCCGCTCCTGAATATTTGTGTGCAACATCAAAAGGTGGGGTTTTATTTACATCAGCACGTATTTTCATTTCTTCATTATGTGGTATACGGTTACCACATATTCTATTGCATCCTTTTGCTCTTTTTTTATCACATTTCTAAACCCTTTCTCTTGCGTAAATAAATATCACCCATTATGATATTTATTTATAAATGATTGATAGGATATGCCTTACTTAATTAAGGATTTAAAAGCCACCCGGGAATCGCACGAGGTTCGCGCCAATACCGAAGCCCGCGCCTGTGCGCGCCGTTTCACCCATGGACGGTACGTAGGTGTCTAAGATAGAGAAGGTGGCCGCTGCCGTTAAAGCAATAAGACCGATTTCATAGATGTCTAAAGAAGCCTTAGGGATGGCGTAGCAAGCGATCGCAACCATGAGACCTTCTACTAAGTATTTGATAATGCGTTTCAACACTTCTTGGAAATTGACGTTCATTGTGGGGGTTTAAAATTATAATATATAATAAGAAAAAAAATATAAATAGTTTTGATAAACTCAATATATTAAAAATGTCAAACTTGGTAGATTTACTAGATGAAGATAAACCAATTGCCGAACAAAAATTCGCATGCCTCTCTTTCGTATCCCCAGAGAAGATCATTCAAGACAAGGAACGCTTCATGTTTCAAGAATTTACCAAACAATACCATTTCAATCAAATGGCACAGTTACTCACGAAGTATTCGAATTTCTTGGCATTCAAGTATTCCCTAAACAACGAAGACATTATGAATGAAATGAAAGATTTTGCGGAAGCCGAAAAGGAAGCCATGCGCACTAGCGTGGAGGAAGACTTTGCTCAATTCATCGACGTCCATGAAGAAAAACTGGAAGAATCCTATGCGAGTGAGCATAAGTTTCAAACTTCCGTGCGAGGCCTTAAAGTTCGCGGGGTATTCCCTACCCAACAAGAAGCAGAACTTCGTTGTAAAATGTTGCGCGAAGTGGATCCCAATCATGATGTCTACGTGGGGCCGGTGGGGGTGTGGGTGCCTTTCCACCCCGATGCGTACAAGACGGGGAAAGTGGAATATTTAGAGAAGGAACTCAACGAACTCATGCACGAGAAGCACAAGAATGAGGAGAAGGCGAAGACCGCCTTTGACATGCGCGTGAAAGAAGCAAAACTGAGCGCAATAGATGAAAACATGAAATCTGCCGAGGAACATGGCAACAAACTCACTCAAACGATCAATGAAAAGGGCGAGCTGGTGGGCATTGAAAATATGAACACGACGGAAAAGAATCTTGGGGTTAACGCGTCCATGGAAGACATTCGTAAAGAGATGTTTGAAGGCGAAAACATTGTGACGACCCAAACTGATCACGGGCTCAGTCAAGTACTCAATCAAAAGAAGGAGGAAAAAGAATCATAAAAATTGAAAGATTTGGTTTAATACTTAATACATAGACAAAGTATACCATGGCCCCTTTGAAAAAAAAGAAATGTGCATTTTGCTCTAAAAAGCAATTGATCGTATTTGAATGCGCCAGTTGTAACCAATGCTTTTGCATGAATCATCGCATGCCGGAAGATCACGCATGTCAATGTAATTATCAAAACAAAGACCAGTTGAAAAAAGACCTGGGTTCGGAAGTCATTCCGATTAAAGTAGATAAAATATAATACTAGTATACAATGACTACTAGTATTGTATTTGATGACACACGCATGCCGTGTACTACCGAAATAAGTTTTAATGATGATCCAACGTTGGATCCACTAGATACGGAATGGTTGACGGATCCAACCGCGCCTCGCGAGGCATTAGAAGGACTGCGTATTTTGAAGACCCGAGAAACGGGTGAATTGCCTTACGTTCAAACTTTTTTTGATCCTTCTTTGACAACAACCTTTCTAGATATTTCTTTCACAGCAGGTAGGAGTACAGGAAACAATGTTCCTTTTGGTGGAAATAATCCAACCTATTTAGATTACACGATGAAAAGAAAGGCCAAGGTGTTAAAAACAAACAACAAGCTCCAAGAATCTCAAAAGTCCACGTTCACCCGCGCCGTTGCAGGGTCCACAAGATACAAGAAGGTATCAAACGCAAGGCTACAAGCACTCAAGGATAGTCAACAATGTACCTCGCAACTTCTATTGAAAAAGAAATCCACCAATTCGGGAATATACGGTGGTAAAGATCTATTATGGTTTGATCCAAATATCCCTTTTTTTTCATCTATTTAAGCACCCAGGGTCACCAGATTTCGGGATTAAACAGTCGTCAATACGACGATAGGTGTCTCCCGACGTACATATATCTCCGGCATATGCGCTCACGCAATGACGCGTGTTATCATCCGTGCCTATATAACAATATCCATCTTCTTTCATGATTTGCGACGGGCTATATTGTTGCTTCAGGGGATTTTCCTTTTTTTGTGCCTTTGCTTTTCCTTTTCCATTTTCATTTTCCTTTTCTTTTGTCTCTTCGATGGCCTTTTTTTCTAAGGAACTCTTCAATGATTTCACTTCTTCTTCCAATGCCACATTCTTTTCTTCTTTTTCACTCATTTTACTTTCCATTTCTTTCGTTTTTTCTTCCGCCTCTTCATCCACAAAAAACGATCGGATCATTTCTATGATTTTGTCTTTAAAGACAATGACACTAACCACAATGACGCCTAAAAGAGCAATGAACACAAACAATAGAACATTAGATGACGAAGTCACTGGCGGTGAAGATGGGAGAGACACATTATTTGTATTGGCATTCTTATTGAAAGTCTTATGATTGAAATTCTTATTGGCATTCTTGTTGAAAGTCTTATTGTTGAAATTCTTGTTGATATCCTTGTTCAAATTCTTATTGAAATTATAAATGTTTTTGTTAAAGGAAGAATTGTTGTTATTGGTCTTATAGACCTCACTCACTTCTTCTTTGATGGTTTTCATCATCTATTATACTATACTTATAAATTATTATAAATATTTTTATACAAATCCATTTTTGTTTCTTTGGGTGCTTGTTTTTCTTCTTCATGAGTCACTTCGTTTTTTTTGATTTGTTCAAAAATAACGTGGATATTTTGTTCTAAAGACCCCAGCAATTCTCGTTCTTTAAAGAGTTCAATGTTTTGATCTACCTTGTCTTTCAATAATAACAGTTCAATGCAATGATAAATCATGTGAATGCGTTTCTTGTTATAGGACACCGCATAACGAACGGTAAACAAATCAAAAATAGACATGACCAGAGATTCATGAGGTGTTTTTTTAGATAGTTTTATAAGAATATCCCAAATGATCCAAATAATATTTTTAGATAACTTCTCGTTTTTGTCCATAAAGATATCCCGCTGTTGACACAAAACGATTTTCTTCTTCTTTCGGCATAATATGTCGTATTGAATGATCCAATTGACCCAAAAATGAATGTCCGTCTTGTTTTGCGTTTCTTTCAAATGATAAATGAGTTCATTGAATGGAATGGTATATTCTTTGGGATCAGATGGTTTATAAATAAACTCAATGAATTGCACATTGGGGGCTTTTAGATTTTCATAGAGGTTTTCTATTTTGAAATCAAATTTGTAGGTCAAGTCGTCTAAAATGGTATATTTCTGGGAGTAACATAATATCAATGTTATGGTACAAAACAACATGCGTATTTCGGGATCATTTCGTAGTTTGAAATCGTCTCCTTCACGAGAAGCAGTGGCCTTGAAATCATGAAATTTTTTACACAAGTATAACGGCAATTTAGGATTGTAGACATGGATATATTTGCTCATCATAATCATGTATACGTTCCATAAGTCAATAATCATATTGGTGCACAACAATTCACACGTCCAAAAAAAGGATTCCTCTAGTTTTCCGTAGTACATGGACAAGACGAGTTTTTTAGTGACATCGCCCTTTTTATAATTTGAAAAGGTCGTTTTTTTGAACATCCGCCGTTTGTCTTTGATCAATATGAGGGACATATATGTATGTCAATACTAAAAATATACCTGTAAATCGTATTTCCATGCTTCTAAAAAATATAGAGTCATTTTATAGAGACAAACGATATGTGGAGTTTTTATGAAATATTGATAATGTCGTTGCTTTTATTGTACATCTTTTTTTGTTATCAAACAAGAAATGGTATAGAAACATTTGAAGGACAAGATACGAATCCGCATTATAAAGACGCGTCCAAATACGAGGATATTTATGATGATTTATATGGGTTTTACTATGACGATTTATTCTATCAAGAAGCCTATTATCTGGGCCTTTGTCAGGTGTTATTAAAGTATTTGAATCACGTATACAACAATCATTTGTGTATTGGAATCAAGCACCGTGGGCACATCAACGAATTGCTAAAGAAAAACATGAAAACCACATCGCTATCTCAATCGCAGGCCATTGTGAATGTATGCAAATACCAATATCCGGACAATGTGTACCAATGTATTCCAGAATACGAGAAAAATCCGTTTGTGTTTGATGAAAACACCTTTACACATATTTCGGTCATCGACAACGAGCTCTATTACATTCAAAACTTCCCATCGTTCATGTATAACTGCCACAAATGGTTGATGATGAAAGGGTATCTGTTTTTGCAATGCTATCACTCAAAACAAGATTTGAAAAAGGGATTCCTAAAGATTGGCGAAAATAGTAGCTTGCGGATTCAAACCGTGTATAGTCATGAGTTCAAGGACTTTTCGGAATCGTCCACTCTATCGCTGTGTGAAGTCATCAAGCCCCCTAAAAGGAACAAGCAACGTAAGAATATACATACATTATTTTTTTACCAAAAAGAATATATTGAAAACGTTGCGAATGAATTTCACCTTGAAAAGATAGACACCATTGCGTTGAGCCCTCATGAATGTGTCCTTGTGTTTCAAAAAGTGGGTTAATCTCGTTTGTATTTACCAATGTAGACAAACGAATCAAGCACATAGATGACAAAAATACCTAGGAAGCAATACAAGACCACTTCTTCGTTTTTTTGATTGGTGCGTATATCCTTTTGTTCTTCAAACATTTGAATGATATGATTGAGTTTGGAAAGCAATATATCATTTTGTTGGGGCATGGTTCCTTGTTTATCATGAACTTGATCCACGTTGATGTGGTTGCTGATGAGGTAATCCGTTTTTATGTTTTCGTTTTGATAAAGGTCCTTTTTGTGCTTTTCTTCGGCGATTTTGGTTTTGAGATCTTTATCCATTTCCGTGCTATAAAAATCGGCCAGCGTTTCCTCATTTTCTTCTTTGATGTTTTTCCCCGCGTTTTCGTGGATTTCTTTCATATCCTCTTCTTTGGGCTGGCTCATTTGCTTCAAAAGGTTCAGATTCAATTTGGATTTTTTGGCGTCGTTTAATTTTTGTTCCACCTTTTCATTTTTAGAAAAATCAATGGGACTAGCATAAAATGCTAAAGGACTCATACTTATTAAAATAAAAAGATAAAATTTTTTCTAAATTTTAATTATTTGGATATATTATATGAAAGCAAAGGCTTTAAAAAAACCATCATCCAAATCAAAACCAAAAGCAAGTTCTTTTATGGCAGTGTTCATGGAGCATATATACCGATTGAACAGTAGTAAGTTTTTCACAGGAATGGTCATGTTAACCTTGAACATTGGATCCAAGTATATCACATTGGAACTCAGTACGTCACAAGAGGAATACATCAAATACACACTCGGTCGGCAGATCTTGGTATTTGCGATTCTGTGGATGGGGACGCGCGACATTGTGACCGCCCTCATTTTAACGTGTGTCTTTATTGTTTTTGCCGACTACTTGTTCAATGACAACAGTAAATTTTGCATCATTCCTCATAATTACATAGAAAGGGTGAAAGACAAAGACCATAAGCCTATCACACAAAAAGAAATCAATGATGCGATTCATTTGTTGAAAAAGGCGCGCAATGAAAAGCAGAAGAAGGCGAATAAAAGCGAAGACAAAGACTTTTACATAAATAAGGGGTTGTATAAAGAGAATTTTATTTAAAGTACCAAACTTTAATGTCCTGATAATATAATGAGTGTTGTACCAGTCAGTATATTATCATCCGAGCAAGTTGTGAATGTAAAGTACATGTTTGATGAGACAATTATAGAAAAACTGAATCTTCTTATGCATTCACATGCGATTGCGGAAAAAGATACGAAACAACATAGAGAATTGGCGAATTTCAAAGAACGCTGTGCAGACGATCATGGTAAAGAGAAATGCAACGTAAATCCTGGCGATTATATCGGTATTCAAGAAATTGAAACAATAATCAACAAATCTGTTTCTGACTCCATGGGAGAAGAAGGCAATCTTAAAGACGAATTCTTGAGATATAGAGAAACACTCTTGTTGCAGTTCTTAGAGTACCATAAAAAGGACACATTGAAATCACATTTGTTTGTTGTGTTTGGTGGAAAAGTAGAAAATGAAGATGTGTACAAAGAATTACACAATGATAAGACCAACAACAATTGGGTATACAGAATGGATGTGGAGAAAAATATAAACAATTTACCTAGGGAATTTGAAGGGCTTTTCAATAAAATCAAGGATAAATTTATCAAGTATAAAGAAGCCAAAAGAAATATTAAAGGTTTTAAAGAGAACGTTGTCACGAATAAGCCATTTGAATCTATTGTGTTTTTAAAAGCTTCCAAAAGCAATTATTCCGTAGATTTTTCACACGATAAGAGGCTCAAAACAATGCCTGCTTTGTTGAGTAGATTTGAAAAAGAAATCAAATTTTCCCAAAAACAAAGCAAAAAACTGGATGAAGAAATTCAAAAATTCTTGGATAAACACAAGAAGTATGATTTTACTTTGAACGAACAACAACTTGTGAAAGATAGAAATTTAACTACCGGATCATCAGAGATCATGGCTATGGACTTGACCAATTCTAAAGGGAGTTCTTCTTTTCAAGATTTGGTAAAACGAGTGGATGTGAATAATAATGATTTACGAAAGAATTTTCATGCGTATTTATTAAAAAATAGAGAGTTACTCTTTACAGAAAACAAAAAACAATTTTTATTTAATTTTTTTGATAGTACCAATGAAATTGTGAATGAAACAATTGACGAACTTGCAACATTAAAGAAATCGTCAGGAGCGGAGTCAATCGCAACCTACTTTCATCGCATGAGTATTTATTTGCTCCAAAAATATTTTAACTTTTACGTGTTGAAACAACCCATGATGAGCGATATGTTTCCACTTGTGAGCAAAGGCATGAAATCATTTCAGGTAAATGTAAACATCAATTATATCAGCAAGGTGAAGAAAGATGATAAATACTATGACAAACACATTGTTCCAACTGATCTGAAATATCCAGAAACAAATCAGAAAACAAGGCCCTTTCACTTTAAAATAACCACTAAAGAAAGAGAAGAGTATACCATACAGTCTATAGGATCTATGATTGGAAAGAACCTTTACCCCGTAGAAATAGTGAAAAAGCCTGGAAACAAAGAAGTACCCATTAAATACTCTATGATCTTGAAAACAAAAGACTTGCCACTTTTGGTAGAATTGAAATTGCAAGAGAATCAAGCCAACGACATTGTAAAAAAGAGAATCAAAGGTCTTTTGTTTGTGGATGAAGCAATACAGGCAACAGATAAGACCTTGCATGAAATGAAACCGTCTAAAATATATCCAACAAACAAAGCAAATCACTTTTTCTACAAACCCAAATTTGAAGCGAATCAAAGGGCCCTTGCCGAGTATTTGAAAAAATCAAAATTGAGTGACGATGAATACAAAAAACAAGTTTGTGATATATTTACAAATAAAGAAAATTTATCCAAGTTCTACATGTTTTGTGCGAACAACCCCGACTACATTTATTTGACGGAAAAACCAGAGGATTATAACTCCAAATTATCCGTGCTACGTTGTTTGCTTCAACCCAATAGTTGTTATTATCATAAGAAGAAAACCACGTCAATAGAAGATGAACTGGATTCAAATTCTAAAACCAACTCCAAAGACAATTCAACCAAAAATGACAAAGCGGAATCCGACCAGACCATATCCCAATGCAATTACATGATTCATTCCGTGGACTATTTGAATCCAAATATTAAGGATTTAGATGAAAAAAAGGCAATAAAAGAAAAAAAGAAAAGAGACGAAGAAGAAGAGAAAAAGAGAGAAAATGAAATGTTTTCAAAAGAAATAAAGGAAAATATTGAGGCCATAAAGGATGTTTACAAAAAGATGGCATCAATACCAAACCTCGCCGCTTCATACGAAGAGTTAAAAACTCAATTGGAAGACAAAGAAAAAAATGAAGAAGAGATAAAACAATTAATGAAAGACAATAAAATAGATGAATTAAAAGCGTTCATAATGGGATGTATTCCAGATCCACGAACTGAAGTTGATATACGAATCCAAGTTAGAACTAATAAGTCTTTGCCAAAAGATATTTCAGAAAAATACGACAATGCGACCAAGTCTTTGCGCGATGCTTTGAAAAGAATCACCCTTTCTTCTTCTGGAAAATGTTCCCTTGTATCATTAGGATCGCCCGACAAAAAGAAATGCTCCGAATATTCAAATAAAGGAGAAGAGAAAGAAGAAGAGAAAGAAATAGATATCATCATTCATGTATTTCGCACCCCGGAAAAGAAACCAGGGTCAAAAAAAGACGAAAAAGAGACATGTGAAACGAGACAATCTGTGTTAAAGGATTTTTTCAAACACGGCGTGGGTAACGTGACACAAAAGGCAAAACTAATCGCTCGGCAACAATTCCTTGGGGGTGGTAAACGTCGAACCATCCGTTGCAACAAAAAAATGAAGATGAAGCAACAAAAGGTGCGAAAAACGAGGAAGCGTGTAAATCAAAGACAAAGGTCACGTAAAACCCGGAAAACTTGTCCTAAGTGAGAAACGTGTACAACTTTTGATTCTCCATGAGGGTCATTTGGCCCATCGCATGTATGACAAATGGTGTGACATTTTCATCCATTGGGTACTCTTCATAACCATTCATGATATGTTGAACCCTTACATGGGTCATATTCTGGTATAAGTAATTGACAATGCGAAAATACAAGGTGTTCTTCCGAAACACATAGACTCGCAGTAAGTTTTTCAATAAATAAGTTTCATAATTCTTTATGACACTGTTAATGATATACATCTCCTGTGCAACGGGTCCAGAGAAATATAAATAGGATTGTATCTTTCGCTGAATGGATTCCGGTAGTAAATGTACTCTATCATTCATAGAATATATTTACCCATCCTCATTTGTGCTTAAATTCATTCGTCATTTAATAAAGCCAGCAATTGTTGGGCGGAAGAATTGACCGTTTCATATTGACTCTTGCTTTCTTCGTATAACTGCACCAACTTTTGCTTCTCTTCTTGCAAGGCGTTCTTATTCATTTCAAGTGTCATCTTTTGAGATTCTAGATCTTGAATGGTGCCCTCAATTTCCGTCAATTGGGTTTGTTGTGCTTGTATTTGTGCTTCCTTTTCTTCTATGGAAGAGGAAATTGCATCAAACTTGTCTTTCAGCTTGGTCAAAACACTCAAATCAAAGGTTGCCATAATGGACTGTATATATCCATATATGCTATTCTTTATTTTCCTTTTTTGAGGAATACTTATTCATACATTAAATAGCTAAACTAATCGTATTTTTATCACTCTTTCGTTTGCTTGATTTCTTACCACTCCCCCGACTTCCCACAGAAAGCGTTTCTAAATCTTCAATAGATATAGTGCTGTTATTTTCTACTTTGATGTCGTTTTTGGCACTAGACTTTCCGAGGTTTGATAAAAGGCTGTCAATGTTGCTGGGTCCCTTCATTTCATTACGCATAGGGGGAGGTGGACGCGGTGGTGGACCAGAAGGCGTTTTCGGAAATTCTTCGGGTTGTGAACGCAGATCGGATGGCTCATTTCTACCGTGACTCATTCCCATGTCATTCATAAAATTACTCAACCCGGGACTAGATTGTTCCATGGAACTCATGGCCGCCTTGGTAAAGTGATTCATCAAGTCCGGATTTTGTCGCATGATATCATCCATCCCCGGAAGAGCCGACTTAAACATGGTATTGGTCATGTGAATCATGATGCCTGATGAAGCCAGTTGAAAGAGCAACTTGATTTCCGGTGCCATCTTGGCCTTGGATTTATACTTTTCATGTAATTCCGCAAAAATCTCGTCAAAGTCGTCCACGTTTTCGTTGATCTGTTCCGACCATCCGTCCAGTTTGATATCAAAAGGATCAAATTTATTATTCAAAAACTCAATCCCCGTGATTAAGGTGGTGAGTACTTTCCCTTGAAATTTCATGGAATTTTCCTTCTCCTTTTCATTCATGAGAAACTCAAACTCCCCTTTCATTTCATTCAGATCTGAATCCATAGTGTATTTTTTACTAAGGGTCGCACCCTTTGTTTCAAGGGTTTCTAGTTTCCGCAAAATTTCAAACTTTTCTTTCAGCATTTGTTCCTTATTCATTTTGGTCGCATGTGACGTTTCGCTTCCAAGATTGATGCTATTGATGTCCTTGAAACCATCCCACGTTTCCGTTTTTGTTTCCATTTCACTCGTTGCTTTTGCGATTTGAATCACCGGTTTGTTTTGAAAACTGTCCTTGTCTTTATAGGCCACTTCTTTGTTATCTCCCAAGGAAATAGACGGCGTCTCTTTGACATCAATTGAATTGAGTTCGTTTTCCAGATCTTTCAAACTGTTTGAACTTGGTGATTTTTTCTGGTTTTTCACCTTGTCATTCATGAGCAATTCAATCCCGCTTCCAAAATTCGCTTCCTTCAAATCTACAGATTGATCAATAGATATTTCCTTATTGCTGGAAGATGATCCGGCATCATCCAGATTTATTTCTTGAATATCTAAATTCACCTCTTGCATTTATTAATTTCATTTATATTTTATCTTTAAACTTTAACTCATTTCATTATATAATGTGAATGTCATTTTGCACGTTTTGATAAAAGTCAGCTGTCAATTGTTCTTGTTTGCGAATGTAATCTAATACTTGTAATAAACAATCTGCCAGATCATCTTTCTTTTTAAAAGAACCATAATAGGTGCAAATTTCGTCTCCGTAATAATTCTTACATAAGCATTGTGTAATCTCCTTGCTCATTTTCTTCCGTTCCGCATAAGTTGTTTTCTGTTTGTCTTTGAGAAAGTATTTCAGTTTGTGCACTGCGTTGTAGTTGATGATTTGCTCCATGTCATAGTCCCTCATGACGAAGTACATATTGAGCATGCCTTGCACGGCTTTCATCTTGATGGCATTTTGACCAATCTGGTTTTCAATAAGTATTTTATCTATGGTTTTGTCTTTCAATACATCGTCCAGCGCCGCGCACATGTTTTTACCAATTTTCACGTTATCCACTTGCGCTGCCTTTTCATGTGATTCGATCAGTTCCAATACATTCCACTCCACAATGGTATGGTGATCTTGAGCAATAGTTTCAATGATCACATACGCTAAATTCCGAATTCCAACATCAATAGACAATATATGCATCAATGTATATATTGTATATAGTCTTTTCCCTATATGTTTTTCTTTGTTTTACGAATCTTATTTTGACGTTTTGGCTTATTTCTTCGCGTTTTTCCTCTCTTTTTACGGATCTTACGGAAGAAGGATTTCTTGGTCTTGTTTTTGACGGAAAAACGTATTTTTTTCGCACTACTTGGACCCTTTCCAAACATTTTACCCAAAAACGATTTTTGTGGGGTGGCTTTTTGAATGACTTTTCGGTATTGATCCACTGCGGATGGCTTGATTTTATCCGGATAACCGAAAAAGTGCTTCAACAGCAAAGGGGGCGTTTTCTTCTTTTTCCCTTCTTCTGGTTCTAAAAATACTTTCAACGTTTCGGAAACAGGATTGTTGAAAAAGGTTCCTTGTATCATACGCACACGCGTGTCATGATCTGCTTTTAAAAATGCGGTCACCATGATGACCATATCCCTTTTTGTCTTCCACACATCAAATGAGGTTTGGGAAAATATGGTATACAATTTCTTTTTGCCCTCTTCTTCGCCATTGTTCAATGGCTGACCGTCCCTCAATTCACGAATTTGTTCTTGTATCGCAGAAAGCTGATTGCCATTGGAAACCGTGTTCTCCTTTTGTTCGCGCAACTTACCAAACATCCCCTTCATTTCATCCATTTCTTTCAATACTTTATTGAACCGTTTTTCCATGTCTTCTTTGTAGTCCTTATTTGCTTCCCTTTTCTTTTCTGCTTCTTCTTTGTTTGTTTTTAATTTGTCTTTGTCTCCTTTGTCTTCATTGGCTGTAGAATTCGCATCCTTTTGATTCGGTGCGATGACAGCGGATAACTGAATTGTGGATGCTTGTTTCTTTTCTTTACCACCGTCTTGACTCGTTTTCACATAACTCGTTTCCATTGCAAACGTCATCATGCCTTTTCGGTTATAATTCACTTCTATGTCTACATCCGTTTTGTTTCGCTTTACTACATATGGGCCCACAAATACATTGGCCTTATTTTCTAGGTTATAGCCATACTTTGCTAAATAAAACGGATAGATACATGAAAACAGAAAGTATATTTTTTCAAATTCCTTTTCATTTTCTTGATTAGACAAGGACTTTAACTTTCTATACGCTGAACTTTGAAATACCTTCCTCAAAAACAACTTGGACGAATCATAAGGTTTGATGAAGTCCTCTGTTTCTAAAAACAAAGGCGACCCTCCTTGATAGGATTTCAGCTTGGCAATCATGTTGTTTTGGAGATAATATTTCAATCCCGTTTGGTTTTTAAAGTCGGGATCGTAGACCTTGACATACGTATAGGACGACTTTTTGACATATCTCTTTTCTAATTTTTGAACCATGGTATCATATTTGCCTTCTTTTCCACCAGACAATATCATAAATTATCTATATATTACCTATATAAATAATTCTATCATTACAATTAAACATTGCATGTTTTGTATTTGTTGACTTTTTTCGCATTCAATTCTTGGGCCGATAAGTATTTAGATTTCACACTGTTTGTTTGATAACCAGGCGGCATATCATTGGGGCCAATGGGTTTTCCGTCAAATAAAACGGGGTGGATTGGTTTTCTATTGATTTGGGGAAACAACATGGGCACATTTTGTTGCATAGACGTATTCTTGTTGATACCCATGATTTCGTTCGCATTATTCACCAAATAACGACGATAGACAGCATTGCTTTTGATGTTTTGCTGTTGTTGTATACGCTGTTCTTTCATTCCACTTGGAGTATAGTCCGTCAAGATACGCGAATCTTCCATGATAATTGGAAACGAGTGGTTATTCATATAGTTAATGTGTATATTTTTATTTTTTCAAATTATACGTTCAATATTCATTCAATATCCACGATTTCGCCATTCGATAACTCCACCTCATCACTCACATTCACCTCGGTAATGACATCTTGGACTTCTACTTCTTCAACCTCTTCTTCACTGGGCTCATCGTTGTCTACTTTCACCACCGAATCAATGGTTTGTTGTTTTTGGTGAATCATGATCAGATCAACCAATTCTTGCTTTTTCATGTTTCGGCTCAGGGAATACCCCTTGTCTTCTAAATAGGTTTTCAGATCCTTCACGGTCATCTTGGAAAAAGCCTCGGCACTTGGTTCTTCGTCACTTTCATGATTTGTGTTATCCTCGTATTCAATCGTTTTTGTTTCTTGCTCTTGTGGTTCGTCCTCTTCATTGTCACTGTTGTCACTGTCGTCGTCACTTTCACTGTCACTGTTTTCATCCTCGCCAGAGTTCTCCGTTGGGTGTAATTGAGTGAGGTCCAGTCCATCTAACATCGCATAAGAAGACGGGCCTTGGTGTGTCGCCGACTGAGCCATCATGGCGTTGTTTTGGTCTTGGAGTAGCTTGAAGAGCATTTTGGCTTGTTCCGATTGGGACAATTCAAGATTGTCAATCTTTCGTTTGAAATAAAAACAGATCATCGCAACCAAAAGCAAGTTCACCAAGACACCAATAAAGAAACTAGAAATATCCAGTATGCTTGAAAAAGAAGTCATTGTATTTTAAAATAGAAATTTATATTTAAATGTATTTTTAAACGAATACTTAACTCATCAATTCGTCCGGATATTCTAAATCTTTCAACACTTGGTACCCTCCATGCACTTCACTGATTCCATTTTTCAACACATAGGTATATTGAATGTCCTCATTGGAGTCTTGGTTCACGTCCATTTGTTGGTTTTTGATCACCGATTCCTTTTCTTCAAACTTTTTACATAGATCTAAATAGTGAGTGGTCAAGACAAAGTCCACGCAAGATTTGTATTGATTCATGCCTTTCAAATAAATATCCGCACACAAGACCGCATCTTGAGGATTCGTGCCACTGTAAATCTCGTCAAAAATACATAAATGACGCTTGTCTTTGTTTTTCTTGACAAACTCAAAAATGTCTTTACAGCGTCGAGCTTCTGCTTGAAACAGACTGTCTCGGTTAGATGTATCGGGAATATTCAAATAACAGTGAAAGTGATCATACATATGGAGTTTACACTTTTTATAACACCCCATTCCAATGCTTTGAGACAAAAACAGGTTGATCAGGGTAGATTTGATGAGTGTTGTTTTCCCCGATGCGTTTGGTCCGGTGATGATAATGTTCTTGTCCAAGGAGATGTTGTTTTTGATCGACTCTTTCGCGGAGTGCGCAATATAGTACATCTTTTTCATTTTGGTATGGTGATTTGATTTAAACGTGCAAGGGTTCAGGGACTTGTTTTGCACCAAATGGGCCAAATCCATAATATTGCGATGGTATTGATTCAAATATGTCAAATACATTACACACTTATGATGCGACTCGTCGTAAAACATGTCAAAATTAGACTTCATGAGTAACCCAATTTGTCCGTACTTCATGTATTGTTGCTGGGTATTGTTCAAAGACACAATGGAATATTGCATCTTGTGGACTTCTTTTTGATACTTCAAAAGGTCCTCATTGAATCTTGAAAAACTAGGCAGGGTCTTGGTTTGTTCGTGTACATGGTGTATCAACTCGTCCCCTTGAGACAAAAAGGAAAAGTATTTTGAATTAAAGTCTATCATGAAGTTGGTGTTTTTATAAAAATGGATACACGAGTTCACGTTATTGTATATGCTCATCCCATAGAAAAACAGATAGACCAGCGCATAAACCTTTTGTTGTAGATTGCCCTTGTTGAACTGTAAAAAATTTCGCACCATGGGTAGATTGAGCACCATGGTTTTCACCATTTTCATATAATTTGAAAAACTTATCCTTATGCCTTTTAGATAAAACATGAAATAAGGCACAATGAGGCCCATAAAAGGAGAAAGCAAGGAAAAGAGGGGACTGCATATGTTGTAAAGTGCTAAAAATTGGAGAAATCCAATGATGCTGTTGAGAAAAAAGAAACGTCGAAATTGAATGTATTGAAATTTACTCAAAAAATTCTGCTCGCTCTTGAAATCCAAGTAAGATTGAATGAATGTATCCATTTTACTTTCCTTTGTCTTGTAGTTTTTTAACAAAGACTGATTGTCTTTCAAATAAGGCTTGTGGGTCGTGTACAACGAACTCCATTTTTCCATTAGAAGTGGGGTGTGCTCACATTTGGAAGGAAGAAGGTGACTCATGAGATTCTGGGGTCCATGAAATTCAATGTCCGCGCGGAGACTGTATGAAAGACAATGAGGGTCGTGGTATTCAATCGGCAATATGAATGGTGATGTATCTAACAATTTGGCTTTGATTTCTTCTACATCGGTTTCTTCATCATTTTCTTCAGTCACTATTTCTTTGGCCCATACATTGGAATATTTTTCCCAAAAAGAGGGTTCACTTGTCATTATTCTATGATAGAATCATTTTTTTATACTCAAACGAATTAATTTCAATTGTAAAGCGACTTAAATATTTTTTATGATTATATATTATTCTATTATGGAGTCTGTATATTCATATGAAACCTTCATGACCATGTCAAAACAACTGGATCGTAAGAGATATGTGCTACCAAAAGATACGATCAAAACCATGTATCAAATCAAGAAGAAACTGAATATCAAAGAGTTGAACCACTTGAAATACATGGACTTATTTGATAAACCAAAGGTAAAACAAGAAGGATATATTCTGAATGACGTATACAAATGTTTGAACAAGATCACCGAAAAGACCTATAATAAGCTGAGTGAAGATACGCTGGCAATTTTGGATGTGATCGTAGAAGAAGATTCCGAGGCCAATGCGAAGATTTGTCAAAAGTTTTTTGATATCATAAGTAATAGTTCACTGTGTTGTGGATTGTATGCGAAATTATACCATAAAATTTGCGAAAAACACGAGGTGTTCAAAACGATCTTCCGTGAACACATTCACCATTACTTGAAAGAATTCAAAGAAATCAAATATGTTTCCCCGGGGGAAGATTACGACGCCTATTGTGAGTATGTGAAACAAATAGACAAAATGAAACACTTTACCTTGTTTCTATTAGAAACCTTGAAATATTGTATTTGTGATTTAGATGACATCATTGATATTTTGCTTTACTTCCAAGAAAGGTGTATTCAAACCATAGAAGATGAATCTTATATACTAGAAAACGAACAAGTGGTAGACACCATGTATTTAATCATCAAAGAGACCATTGATTTTATGGTATTTCATGATAAATGGGAAACCATTAAAAGGAATCATACTTATTTATATGACTTGAAATCAAAAGGGAAGAACAATAAAATGAAGTTCAAAATGATGGACATTCAAGATTGTATTTCTAAAAACGACGATTAATATGATTGGATAAATGATATAATATTATCTAATGTATAATATAAATAATATGGACAACATAGAAGACTTCAAATCTGCATTGTTTCCAAATGAAATGAAGTACAATGATCTATTTGAAGATGACGAAATTCCGCCCCAAGATCTGGGAGCCACGTCGCCTCTCTATGAAATAAACATCTTTGGAAAGCCATATGTCATTGCCATTGGTACCGCGAATGAAGTGACTATGGAAAACAGTGTTTCCTTTTATTACTTTATTGTCTACATTACCCGTAACAAGAAAATCGTGTCAAAAGTTGGAATCTATGAAGTATCGAACGACAACATAGAAGAAGGAGAAGAAGTGAGTCCCTTGCAAATGCAATTTCAAAATTACGACCTTTTGATTCACCCGAAGTACTACATGGAACCTCATGTACTTGAACCGTTTTCTCAAAAACGCGAGGAGCTACAAGCATATGAAGAACAACATCCCGAAGACGCAGAAGAAGATGCCCAAGGCGCAGAAGAAGAAAAAGAGCAAAACGACGAAGAAGAAAAAGAGCAAAACGATGAAGATGAAAAGGAGGAAGGGGAAGTTGAAGAGGAAGAGGAAATAGACGAAGACGACACGATTTCTACAGAAAGGACCAAAAAGACGATCCAAAAGGAGTTATACAACCACTATCATGACCTTGATGATGTAGATGACGATAAGGCCCGCAAACTCACGTTGCAACTCATGTTGATGAACATATACTTGAAAAAGCTCGCACCCCCTTCTGTCCAAAAGCCCATGAAAAAGGAAATCAAGAAAATCAAGGAACTCTTTTTCCCGGGCAAAAATGGTCCATTTATACAAAAAGAAGACCTGAAAGAAGTGGAGCTATTTGATCTTTCTCCTACCTTTTTATTGTTCTTTGAACTGTATTCAAAAGGAATCAAGTGTCTCATCATTGAAGGAAAGGATACCACAGATATAAAACAATTCAGTATGCTGGGTAGTTTGACCGAAGAAGACCAGGCACTGATCCGTAAAAACAAGGAAGACCGCAAGACCTTTTCACCAAATCAAAGCCATATACAAGTTTTAGAAAACTATGATCCCACCACCTTTTTCTATTTCACCAAAACACCTGATTCTAAATTAGAATTCGTCACCAAAAAGCAGATTGATGAGTTGGATACCAACGAAAAAGTGGCCCTACGAAGTGCGTATGAAAAACAAGATCATGAATACCTTTCGCCCAGCCAATGTGGAAAGATAAAGGCCCTTCTATAAATGTATAAATCTTGTATAAATATTATATAAAAAAACAATATATAGTATCTATAGTAGAACGCACATGAAAACCAAGAAGAATATGTCCAAGGATAAAGTCATTTCTAATGAATTGAATGATGAAATTATAGACATATTAAAAACCCATTTACCTAAAATGGATGTTACCTTTGACGATAAGCATTTATCTAAACAAATTTACGACAAATTGGTGAAATCCTTGAAAGAAAGTGAAAAAATCGTACATGACTACACGCTGGAAGATATGAAACCAGCATCAAACACGCATTTGAAACCATCACAGTTTATGCCAGGTCACGTTGTCAAACATATTCACAAGACCCTTCATTATCAGTATTGTTTCACGTTTTCCCATAAAAAAATCCAATTCCGCGTGTTTATTTATTTTGATGGTAAAATCCAGTTCCAAAAATACATTCAATACATCAAATGGATTATTTGTCTTTGTTTGCATAATGTGAAAAACGAAACCGAAGATTTTATGAATATACATTTGTACATGACCTCTTTGAAGAAGTCGGTTCCATCTAATTTCCCAAATAGCATCCAACCCATACATATCAATAGCGGGTATACAGCTTATCCAAACAATGGAATGCATATTTGTATTTTTCGCAAAGAAGAATGGATGAAGGTGCTGATACATGAATGCTTTCATGCGTTTGACATGGATTTCCACGAAGAGCGAATCAACTTTCCCAACTTATTTGAAAACACGTTTCATATCAAATCACAATATCTTGTCTTTGAATCCTTTGTAGAATTTTGGGCACGTATATTGAATTGCGCCTTTTTCTCCTATGGACTCAAACCAAATATGACCAGTCAAGAGTTTCACGAAGTCTTTTCCCTTAATCTGAATATTGAACGCATCCATTCCTTGTTGCAAGCATCTAAAATGATGAACCTTTTTCAATTGAACTATAATGATTTCATAAGTGACAAAAAGGGACCCCTTGTGAAGAAAATATATAGAGAAGAAACCAATGCGTTTTGTTATTATGTGATTACTGCCATCATGATGAACTTTTTTGATAAAACATTGCAATGGTTTGACTTGAACGCAAACGACTTGTTTTATTTTGATAAAAACGAGCGCCAAGTCATTGTCTTTTGTCATTACATCAAACAAATGGCTAAAAACGAGAAACTCATTTCTATATTGGATGATCTCAACATACACAAGGTGCAAAAAGAAAACTATATGAAAATGTGTATTTTTGAAATACAATTTAAATGAATTTCATTTGGTTCTATAAACATGTTGGTACTCCCGCCTAAACGATATCCACTGTATAGTCGTCCTTTGTATGCAAATGACCGAACCCATGAGTATGAAAATAAGGTCTCCAATACAACATCCAACGCCAATGATATCTACAGTGCGGGTGTTTATCCATCCTTATTAGAGACGTGTACAAATCCCATACATGCCTTTATTTTTCTTACCTTGTTTAGTATTTGGCTAGGTGGGTTTACAAAGAGACAAATATATGATTTTTTACATAAAAATTGAAAAAGAATAACTTAAAGAGGTGTTTTGTAATAGTATCATAACATGGCATTGTTTCGAAACACCCAGCCCATTACACCGATGTACACACTCTATATGTCAATCCCCGAAGAAGAGGTTTCCCTTGTAGAGTATTACAACCACGCCATTGATACCCACAACAATGAACTCCTCCACAATCCCATGCCTGACAGTGGGTTTGATTTAGTTGTACCCAAAGAACAAGTCATGGTGGTTCACAAGGTGAACAAAATCAACTTTCAAGTAAAATGCGAAATGCGTCACAATGAAACGCAACGAGCATGCCCCTTTTACATGTATCCTCGTTCAAGTATTTCAAAAAGTCATTTTCGGCTGGCTAACAACACGGGTATCATTGACAGCGGATATCGCGGATGTTTGATGGGGATGTTTGATGTAGTCTACACGCAACAAGGGGTCAAATGCGATAAACACTGTCGGTTGCTTCAAATATGCGCACCAAATTTGGAACCCTTCAAGGTGATTTTAGTCCACCAAGACAATGAACTGTCTCAAAGCACACGAGGATCAGGTGGATTTGGTTCCACGGGAGGCGAAAGTGCGTATACATATACCCTTTAATTGCGACTTGAAGGGATTATTTATTTCTCAATATAGACTACTGAGTGAATGAAATGGTGGACCTGGTGCACATGTTTATTGTTTGGGACCCGAAAATTAAATGTATTAGACAAGACACATGTAAAATCCTATGCGGATTCGTGGATTGACATTTGGAAAGCACAGCCCACGCCCTTATCGGACACCCGTATCAATGAGGCATGGAAATCAGTGATTTGGTGTGCCCAACATAAACACCAAGATTATTACCATTGTTTAACCTATAAACACAACAACTTTTTTATTTTTGTCATAGAAAATGCGTTCAACGAAACGTTAAAGGTAGCTGGTATATTGGAGAGCCCTGAAAATGTGTATAGCCTAGAGCAAACCCACCAATTGCATCGCGAATTGACGCGTTTAGCGAACCAAACAAATTATACATTGGATTATTCATTGTTGCGAAACTGGTCTCATGGATTTTATTTCTACGAGTACCAAATAGAAAAAAATTGAATACGTTTTAAAGATATAGTTGTTCTTTAAAACATATTCATCTACTATAAAATGACCCTAGAATTGTATCTTGGACCCATGTATGCGGGAAAGACCACGAAAATGATTCGGATGTTTCGAGCCAATCCCAACGCCCATAAAGTTTCTATAGATTTCAATACGGAAACAACCCACGAAAGTGAGGGTCGCGTGGTCGTAGAACGGATGAACACTCATGACAATGTCATTTTAGATAACGTCTATACCACCAAACGTCTCATGAAATTGTGGTGCGAAGAATCATACAATCATCAGTGTCACGAGTTCTATCGGAAAATGGCGCAAGCTCAATATATATACATCAATGAATGCCAATTCTTCCCCGATTTGCGTCAATTTGTCTTGGAATGCCTAAAGAAGGACATCCATGTTTGTTTGTATGGGCTAGACGCCGACTATAAACAAGAACTCTTTGGTCAAACCACCTTGCTCATTCCCTATTGTCACTACATTGAAAAACTTACCGGAAAATGTCACACATGCCGAACTGCGGAATCTATCATCAGTTATCGCACAACAAGTGAAACACAAGTCTATTTGCCAAATAGTAACTGTTATATTCCTTTGTGTTTGAAATGCCATAAAGAAATTCGTTGAAAGTGTGTACAAAAGGTGTCTTCCTATATTAATCGTATTCATGTTTAAAAAAATAGAAATCCGGTTGAAACAAGTAGAGCCGTGTTCTATTTTTTTATATTATAGCTGTCACTTTTTCCTTATGCCCGTGTTTTTGTCTATTTATATGAATCGATATGATGTGCTGTGGATAAGTACATCAGCGTTGATCACATCGTTATTGCGGTGGGGGAATCCAACCAACATATGGTATCAATATGTAGATCACAACTGGGTGAAATTTATTTTTGTCTATTTAGTGGTATCATGGGTTGATATATGGGTGGAACAAAAAAATGATGGTATTTTTGTGATCTATATGTTGGGGTTATTGCTATCTGTTTTATATTACTTTATTATAGAGTATATTTTTTTCGTCTTTCTCAATCCATATTTAGGAGTGGTGTTGCACATGCTTGTCCATTTTTTCAGTATCATCGGTATGACATTTCTCCTTCATTTTGATTACGATTTCAACACGAGATTATACCTTCTGAGGCAACAGGCGAAGCAAATCATTTTCGGGAAGGAGGGGTAGGCGGATCTTCTCATAGTTTTCCGAGTCGTTTTCGGGGTGGATCACTACCAAATGGAGGTCTTTCACCTTGACATCGTACTTTGACTCCAAAATATACTTATAGATATTGAGTTGCAAAGTGTAATGCCAGTAATTCGTGTCTTGGATGTGATGTAGTCCATCTACCAGACATTTCTTATTGAAGTTGTTGGACTTTTCAATATTCTTACATCGCTTCCAATCATAGATGCTGATGCTACCGTCTTCGTTGAGAAAGGTCATGTCAATGGACCCGGCGATCTTGTGGTCTTCGTGATAGACATTCCATTCCGTGCGATAGGGCACCATGTCACCGTGATCACCAAGGAAATTCTGGAAATAAGCGTATTCAAGTGTGTCTTTAAACGCGTCGATCTTGTCTTGATGAATTCCGTTGTAATGAAACTCAAACATTTCGTGCATGGCCGTCCCCATTTTGGCGGCTTCTTGGCCGTTCTTGTTCCACAATTGCTTTATTTCGGGTTTCGTCATGCCAAAGTATTTGGAATCGGGCCACTTGGGCGAATTCATCATGCCATCAATGATTTTATCCGCATTGAACTTTTCAAATGCTTTATGAATGAGCGTGGTGACGGACGTATACCCCCTTTCTCGCTTGATGTAATAGGTATGCCCACGTTCTTGGAAAACAATATGCTTGTCTCGTTCATGCGCATGTTTGTCTTTCAAAAGAACAGGAGTGAGTGAAGTGATTTGGGATGCCATTAGAGAGGTTCTTGAGATGTATTTATATCCATGTTGAATATAGATAAATCAATTTTTTTGAGTTATTTCATTTCACACTTGTGCTTCTACTTCGTTTAAAAGAGTTTCGCCTTCTTTCGCAAGATACTGATCAATGATTTGTTCGGTCACTTGCACCGTATCCGACACCAGGTTATCGGAGATCTCTTGTTTCGTGGGACTACGCATCATTTCCTTTTTGAAGTTTTCCACAAATTGGCGAATGAGTTTGTATTTCAAGGACAGGGCTTCTTCTTCGCTGGCTCCTTCAATGTTCATCACTACGTCATTGACCAGTTTCTTGAAATTCGTTTGCATGGTTTGGGTTTCGTCTTCTTTATACAAGGCCAGTTCCACGGACTCCAGAGAATCGCAAATTTCCGGTTTCTTGAGTTGTTCAAATAACTTTTTCTTTTCGGGTTCAAGGCGACTGTGATTAAATGTCTGATTAAACAATACAATTACCGATTTTTCAATCGTCGGACTCGTTTCCATAAGGCGATCAAATTCTTCCGTGCATGCTTTCAAAAAGTCATAAACGGTTTGGCGTTCATTGGGTGGTTTGCTCAGCTCCACGCGAATCTTGCGGTAGAATTTGTCCCACGAAATGGAACTCACGCGATGGGCTTCATTGAGTTCGGATATTTTAAGAAATTGTTGGATTGTTGTGATGATGCCCGCCAAAATGTTGACAAATCCAATGCCCATGGAGTAATAGGGGCGATATTCTACGGGTACTCGTTCTTGAGCGAAATTCGCTGTGCCTGTCAATGTACTCATAATGATGACCGGGATGGTAAAATAGGTATTCACTCTGTTGAATATATTATGACTCTTTGCGTGGAGCCAGCGATAACACATGGCTTTGTCTCCCCAGTCCACCAAAATTTTCTCGTGATCTTTCGTCCATATGATGGGCTTTGAATTTTTCACCATCAAGGCGCTCGCAGAATTATTATCATCCATTATAGTATATGGATAAAATAAAAAGTAAATTCGATGAACTAAAAGAAACGCGTTTAGAAATCAAGCAAGGTATCAACAAAATCAACGAAATCAAAGACTCGGTGAAGAAAAACTACATGCAATACATTGAAAAGGAAAAACAGAACTATTTTGGATTGGATTCGTTTCATTTTCAAAACAAGGCCATTGAACTAGAGCACACAAACATGTTGCACTTGTATCACTTTATTGACAATCGTATTTACGGGGACTATTACAAGCTCTTTCACATGATTGAAAAGAGTCTAAGGAGCCAATTGAATGAAGCCCAATTACACAAAATCAAGGAATTGTATCACCTGAAACAATATCCCGTGTATAAGGATTTAGAACCCTTTAAAATTTATGATTTTGACTTGATCAATCAAATACACCAAGACATTATCCTTGTTTTAGAAAATGTCAAAGAGTTATTTCAAGAAAATAGAATCAACATAGAAGACCACAAAAAGCATTTGGATTTGGGGATGAACATTGACAACTATGTGATCAATCAAGAATACATGAATCATCATCTACATATGAGTAATCAGTTGCATGAGAATTATTTGAATGTGTTTCATAAATATCATGCGGAATGGTTAATGAAATATCACGAAAAGATACAGTTGTTTCATAAGCAAATTCAACACCATGAAGAAGTGTATGAGACGAAGAAGGAGGTTGCCTCCAAACCCCCTCATGTCCCAAAACCCGAACCCGTCGCCGAACCTGAACCCGAACCACCCAGCGTACCCGATCTAAAGATTGAGTTCAATACAAATAATCAGCCACTAGATACGGTATTAGAAGAAAGCGATGGAGAACATGAATTAGATTTATCAGAAAACACGATCATTGAATTGAAAAAAGATGATTTCAACCTTTAGATTTCTTTTGCTCTTTCTCCATTTTTTTCTTTATTTTGTTGAAGAACTTTTTGTCTAGGACAGCCATCACTTTGATATAGATATATAAATTGACAATAGCTTTGACATAGGTCGCTGTAGTGAGGATTTCTCGGTTCTTTGTTTGGCACGGACAGTTCTTCTTTTCCATGGTGTGAAAGAGGTTGATAATGGCGTAATCATTTACAAACGAAGTGAAGTAACAAAGGGATATAATCGCCAATACATTTTGGTACATTGACCCTCCATTTTGTTCTTTAAACATCTTTATGAGACCCATCACGCTATACAAAAATAACAGCGGGGTGACAATGGAGATATACCGAAAGTTCCATGTTTTCTTGAACCCTTCTAATTTGTCACACTGACATGAATTTTGATGTAATTTATAGAAAACATATATGACATAGGCATAATAGAAAATAAAAAGAAGTTGCACAATAATTACGACTGGATTCATTTATACTGTATAGATAGATATTTTTTATTCTGAACCGCATGTAGCAACGCTTCTTGATTCATAGATTTAGGTCGCTCAATGGGCAGTTGCAACGCACGATCCCAGAATAATTGGCTGAGTGCGCCCATGGCTCGTGATACACCAAACAATACGGTATAGAATTCGTATTCATGCATCTCATAATGCGTCAACAATACGCCACTATGATTGTCTACATTGGGGTATGGATTTTGCACCTTTCCTTGTGATTCAAGAATACCAGGTACCACTTTATAGAGTTCATCCACGATCTTAAAAAGTGGATCATTAGGCAAATGCTTCAGGGCAAATTCGCGTTGGCATGTGTAGCGAGGGTCCGTTTTCCGCAACACTGCGTGTCCATAGCCGGGTATGACATTTCCATTTTCTAACGTATCCAAAGTGAATTCGCGAATGGTTTCTTGATTCAATGGTTTCTTTTCTTTTTGAAACTGGCGCTGTAAAGCGTAAATCCACTTGAGGACTTCTGCGTTAGCTAAACCGTGAAGCGGTCCTGCCAGCGCATTAAGTCCCGATGCATAAGAAATGTACGGATCCGCCAAGGTAGATCCCACTAAATGCGTGGTATGGGCCGACGCATTCCCTCCTTCGTGATCACTATGAATACTCAAATACAAACGCATGAGCTCATGAAAATCTTTGTTTTTATACCCGAGCATTTCACAGAAATTTCCCGCATAATCTAGATTATGATTCACTTCGGGGACTGCGTAATCTCCCTTGTATTTGATTCGATATATCATGGACGCAATCATGGGTAGTTTCGCCACAATATTCATTACGTCTTCATAGGTAGTCTCCCAATACTCTTGTTTCGGCACATTGTTTTGATAGGCTTCCATGAAATGACTTTCACTTTGACACATAGATAATGCCACCGACAATGTGTTCATGGGATGTGATTTCGCAGCCATTTGTTGAATATACCGGACCACATCATCATTTAAACTACAACGAAATAGCAATTCTTGCGTCAAAAACCCAAGTTGTTCCTTGTTTGGAATTTTACCAGTGAGCAACAACCAAAACATGCCTTCGGGCATCATCTCTCCACCTTCTTGAAAAGCGGGTAATTGCGCTTGACATTCGGATATAGAACGACCACGAATACGTATGCCCTCGTTTGCGTCTAATAAAGAAGGTTCCCAGTAGAGACTTTTGATTCCCCGCGACCCATTGATGCATTGATTCACAGTGACATCACCAATGATTTCATTGCCGTGCTTTTCTTTGAGGGTGTTTAGTTTTACTTTTTCAAGAGGGATGCAATCCGCCAACATTCCTTTTAGTGAGTCACTATAATAGCGCATCATTTGCTTGTTGCGAAACGAACGGGGAATTAACGACGACAACATGTACTTAATAATACCTATATGAGATTGTGTATTTAAATGGATTTTGTGAACGACTTAAAAAAAAATCTGTGGAAATAGATATGGAAGAGATACATACATTCCTTATATCCAAGGTCAAAGAAGAGGAGCTGGTCGACAGGATTCTTTTCATGGGTCAACCCACAATAAACGAAGACCTCAAAAAGGATTTACGTACCTTCTCTTTTACATGGAACGTGATTGAACCATTTATTGCGTCTGATACACATTGTCTCGCTCTCCTATCTTTGATGAGGGAATCTATAAAAGAATATGCGTTGACACCTATAGTACGTGATTCTTGTTCCAATGATCGTTCTTATATTCAAAAACACCTATTGAAGTTTAATTCTTTAGAACGACTTTTGTTTATGAAAAAGATGAAATTGTTTTAAAAGATACGATTCAGTAGATGAGTGCCTTCGCATAGGGATAGTTGTCAATCAATACTTGCTTTTGCACCAGGGTCAACCGATACGTGCTACATATTTTTACGTCATCTACAATATCTTGTCCAGATACAAAATCCGCACCGATTACCCTTTGTTTGTCATCATATTCAATGATTGTGTTAGAAATCACGTGTTTGGGTACCATGATTTTATGTCGTTCATAGAAAATGGTTTCACTCAGCATATACATGTCCCGATCTTCTAGAAGGACTTCAATCGTATATTTCACAAACGAATGGAAATTTGCCAAAAAAATATGAAAATGATGATGATAAATATTGTCAATGTCTGTTTCCCATACCCAGAACCGAAAATTCAACCTATTGGCACAATGTGTGCGGTTGATGTAATGTTGCCTGTCTTTCAAATACTTATGCTTTTTCAAAAGGCATATATTGCTGATATGGAACGCATGGTCGTTGATAAATGGCAATACATGATGGAAAAAGATGTCTTCCATTATATATCTATAGTGTTGTATTTTTATATGGTGCTAACTGGTTAAATATAAGCAGTCGGAACAAATGACCCTACCATTTGCTTTTCCCCAATGTATGATACGAACTAAAAAGAAGTCCTTTCGTTCCATGGAACATGCTTGACCGCATTTATAACACTGGGCGCGTAATACAATTGGATCAATCGCATCGCCAATACATGGACAAGAAAAACAAATACCCATAGTAATGATTCGTGTTATTTTTTATTTTGCTCATAAATTAATGATTCAAGGTCCTATCGAGTTGTCTCTCTTACCATTTTGTCTTTCTCACACTGATTTTTGGTCCCGCACTTCGCTTCACATACGAATCGGGATCATAGGGTTCATCCTCGTCATCCGATCCCAGATTCTTAGATAACTCCCAAAACTCCTTTGATCCCAATTTGAAATCTTTCCGTGCTTCCGCCTTGTACCAAAAGATTTGATCTTGCAGTTTATTTGATTTCACGTTGTTGTTGATAACCAAACACTCAAAGTTCTCCGTACACTGGTCCATGACCTGACAAAAGGATTCAAACGTTGGAAACATGCCCGCAAAGTTTTCATAAATGCGTTTGCGATTTGCAATATAAGGCTCTCGTAAAATAAAAACATAATCAATATTTGTCCGCAAAGTGGGGGGAATACCAAGTGGATATTGCATGGTGATGATCAGCATGATCTTCCAGTGTCGACCATTCATGAACAACAAACGCATCATTTTGTCTCTGGACCAAGTGTTGTCATAGAGACAATCGTCCAAGATAACAAAGGCCCGGGGGTCTATGGTGGATCTTTTGTACAACTGGATTTGTTTATTCACCTCTTTTAACACCTGGCGTTGACGTTTCAATATATTGGTGATGATGGACGTGTTATATTCTTCATGAATAAATAGCTTTGGTACATGTTGGCTATAAAACCCATTTCCCGCTTCTGTTCCAGAAATCACCGTCCCCAGTGGAATATTTCTATGGTGAAACAATAAATCGCGAACTAAGAAACTTTTCCCGGTATCACGTCGTCCAATCAATACTACCACCGGTCCCTTATTTTCTTCCTTTTTAAAGGTGATCATACTCATGTCAAACTTTTTAAGTTCCAAGGTCATGGCCTTCTTTACACATTAAATAGATATATTTTTAAACATATACAACGAATTGAGTTTAAAACAATTTTCTTTAATCTGATTAATAACAATAAACAAAAATATATGGATTCCTTGTATGAAGAGTTGAATCAGATATCAAACGACGAATTTGATACGATTTTGAAAAAAAGTCCCATTCAAGACTATTTGGATGTGTCCTTTGAAAATCATCTTGCATGTTTCAAGGAAAAAAAGAATGATAATGTTTTTATTGTAGAGACAAAAAACAAGGAGACAAAAGAAGTATTTGTGAAGTACATTACACTTATTGACTTTTTGAAGTTTCTCATTGGGAAATATAAAAATGAAAACTTAGACATCATGCCTTGTGAACCAACCACCCATACCAACAGCAAATATGAAAAATATATCAACGACACGAACAATTATGCGTATGTTGATAGTTTCTTCTATCATGCCACGAGTGAATTTGCGAAGAAAACAAAATTTCCTCACAGTATTGAATGTTATGATCAGTTCGTTTGTAAAAAGAAGAACTGTAAAATTAACATTGCTGATGATTTAGAATACTTATGTGATTCTAATTATTTCAATGAAAATATAAACAAGTTGTATCATTTTGAGGATCAGACCATTTCTAATCTGTTTATGAGTACTCAAAAAGAAAAACTGGTCATTGAAAAGGAGAATGATGTGGTTTTAGAAGACATTGAACTTTTAGGTGTGGAGGACATCGAAGATAAAGATGGAAAAAAAGAGGATAAAAAAACATCTCAAATGGTGCAAGTAGATGGAGGAGAATGTGAAGACAAAAATGAGGAGGATCAGGATGAGGACGAGGAAGAAGACGAAAGTAGCGATGACAGTGAAGTGATGAATACTAGCGACGATGATGAGAACGAGGAAGGGGAAGAAGGCGAAGAGGAAGGGGAAGAAGACGAAGAGGAAGAAGACGAAGAAGAAGGCGAAGAAGAAGACAGTGACGAAGAATACAGTGATGAAGAGGACGAAGATGAAAGTGATGAAGAGGATGACGACGATGATGATGATGTCTTTTTATACATCCACAAAATCCCAACACAAGTTTTGGTACTAGAGAAGTGCGATAATACGCTAGATTATTTACTAGAAAACGACTTGCTCCAAAACGAAGAATTAGAAAGCGCCATGTTTCAAGTGGTCACCATTTTGTATACCTATCAAAAAGTTTTTCAATTTACCCACAACGATTTACATACGAATAACATCATGTATGTCAACACCGAGGAAACACATCTCACCTATCGCATTATGGGCAAGGTCTATAAAGTACCCACCTTTGGAAAAATATACAAGATCATTGACTTTGGGCGTTCCATTTACACCTACAAGGGCAAACTATTATGCAGTGACAGTTTCTCCAGCAACGGCACGGCCCACACGCAATACAATTTTGGTCCCTATTACAACCCGAAAAAGCCGGTGATTGAACCCAACTATAGCTTTGATTTGTGCAGACTGGCGTGTAGTATTTTTGACTTTGTGTGTGATGACATCAATCACATTAAAACCTACCGAAAAGACACGCCGATTCATGACCTCATCTTTTCTTGGCTATATGACGATAACGGGCGAAACATGTTATACCGGTCCAACGGAGACGATAAGTATCCGGGATTCAAATTGTATAAAATGATTAGTAAAATCGTACATGGGCATTTGCCTGAAAAACAATATGACCATCCTTGTTTTAAGAAGTTTATTCTAGACAAGAGTGACGAAGCAAACGATGAATCTATCGTAGATATTGATTGGATGGAACTCAAAACGACGGTTCATTCGTAAAGACTTGTGTCTTTGGCAATTGAATGGCAAAAATTTGGTCTTTGAAGACAAAGATTAGATAAGACAAAATAAACAAAAGCACACTGTCTTTGAATACCGTACGGCGGACAAAATCCTTGTCTTCTTCGTTCTTGTTCACACGATTGATGAGACTCTTCACAATGAAATAGATTGACGAAAGGAGAAAACTAGTAAACACATGACTTTTCAAAAAATCCATATGACCTTTAGACAACATATGGATTTTTTAGACGACGATTTAACGAATTAAAAGGACAGTTCTTCAATACCTAAATCAATGATATCGTTTTTAGGTTGGGATGGCTCCTCCAGATCCACGACATTCAAATCAATGGGGACCATTTCATCCATAGGTGCCTCTGGTGGCGTGGGTTTTTCTAATTCTTCTCCAAGATTCAAAGATACGGATTCTCCAATGGTGAGGGGTTCGAAGTCATCGTCCTCATCATCATACAGCGAACGCGGTTCTTCTTTCGGTTCAAAATTCACGGCCTCTTCCGTAGTTTCTTTGTTCACGGGGTCAAACGTTTCTACCTTTTCCCCAAACGAAATTTGGTTAGATTCGGGTGTTGGTGGTGGTACATCTGCTGGTGCTGGTGGCGTCGCAACAGGTGTGGATGGCACTGCTGGCGCAGGCGACCCCGAAACATCCGTATTATCCGGTTTGAGAAGCTTCTTCTCCTTGATGACATCTTCTTCTTGGGTTTCATCCATGTATTGTTTGAGCAATTGGTCAATGGGAATGTTATCCCGAATCGTATTGAGAATACACGATTGAACGATAACCTCAAACTCCCGGTTGTTTTTCTGTTGTTCTAAAGGACTCGCATCCACTTGAAACAAATAGATGTTAGAGTACAGTTTGCGCGCAATATTGATGTACGCGTTGTGTAAAAAGACGCTGAATTGAGGAATGTCAATGTCAATCTTTTTCACTTGGTTGTTCGTGCGAACACAACTCAAAATCTTTAATTGGATCACATGCACACATGTAATCAAATCCTCTAAATAATCACACTTGGAACTTTCTTTGATGCGAACACACTCTTGATCAATCATGTTTTGATTCCATTTAGGAATGCGCGATAAAAAGTTTTGAAAGGTCATCAAATACTTTTCCGGTTCATCGTTCGTTTCGCAAATCTCAATGGCCTCGTTAAAGATAGAGCGAAATCCATCAATGACGTGTCCGCATAAAATGTTCATCAAACGAATAGACCATTCGCTCTTGGAGTCATTTAAAAGATTGGTGTTGTAATCTTCCATTTTAATATACATCTAATATTTGAATTTTCGGTTTCCTACGAAAAACATGCAATAAATAAAAGATACAAAGGACTTCATTTCTAAACTCTTTGCGATATTGATCAAACAACGAACACACCATATAGTAATTGTCATGCTTTTTGAATTTTGCCAAGATTTCATGCGCAAAGAAATGATGTTCATAGAGTTCCTGAGCAAGAAGCATGAGTTCATGTAATCCCCTTTTTTCGTTTATAATGATATCATAGGTTTTCATCAACAACTTGTATTTATAGTAAGGAAAGGTGTCGTGCGTCACATAGGGCAACGCACTTTTAGGACCGTGTAAATAAATATGCACAAATCGGGAACAAATGGGCTGTAATAATTTATTTTTATTTTCACACAACAAAACAAACCGCGTGTGATTGCTATATTGTTCAATGGTGCGTCGTAAACTATATTGCGAATCATAGGTCAAATATTCCGCATGCTTCAAGACAATGGTTTTGAAAAAGATGCCACTGGTTTTGTGAATGATTTGCATGGAAAATAACTTAATGTGTTCTTTTAAACTTTGAATTCCACTCGTATTCAAACAATTCAAACAAAGCACATACTTTTGATGGTCTTCGCTATTGGGATACAACATGCGAATGAAAAAGGTACATAGTTCCTCTTTTCCGTTTAAATAGGGGCCATACATGAGTATATTGGGAATATTCTGTTTACGAATAAAAGATTGGATATGGCGTTTTTTTTGTTCCATTATAGGAATAAAATTAAATTATTTATATATTTTCATACATATATATTAAATATTTATGGAAAAAGAAGATTGTGTCTTTCGGAAAATAGATCTCATAGATCAAAACATTCGCAGAAAAGACATCAAGCAAATGCTTCGCACCATGTATAATTCCATTTGCTTTTCCACATTCCCCTATTTGGTGTATAAAGAAACCAGTTCTAAAACATGCATCCAAAGATACAACAGTGGGAATTGCATCGGATTTGTCTATTTCATGAAAATGTATCTAGAAGCCAATCACAATGTGAAAAGCGTGATCATTCCCGCAAGTGTTCCTCCCTTGTTTAAAGTAGAAGGCACGCCCCACATGTGTCACTGTGCGCTTTTGATACCGTTAAATGCCCATGATTTTTACGTGGTGGATGGTGCACTCTACTTTTTAGAGCCCATGTTTTGTTCTCTTCAAAAAAACAAGACAAGACAAATCCATAATTGCAACGTACACAGGCATGAAAAAACAACCATTCAATATGAAATGAAACCGTGTTTTAGATCTCAATATGACATTGATTATAACCAAACCCTACCAGACGACTGCTTGCGAGTGTATGCTCACTTTGAAGATGAACCCTTTCAAGATTGGGATTACTACTTAATTGAATTAGCGAACCCCGACGAAACCATTGGTCAAGCGTTTCTTCTTCATAAAAACGAACCCTTTATCATGTATACTCAAATGGAGGATGATATGGTTAAAATGAAATACAAAATGTACATGGAGAATGATAAAATGTGTATTAAATCTTATCCAGAGGGGAATCAAATCTATAGTGGCAATACATATGATTCAAACGAGATCTATCAAAAAACCATAGAAGAAATGAAGCGGTATTTTGACGACTACATCATGTAACTTTACACCGCACTTTGTAAAGATTGCGTGTACGGGTTTTGTTTAAAGGCTTTCAATAACGAGGGTTCCACGATAGAACTACTGCGGTTTTCATATTCTTGGGGCATTTGCGTGAAAGAGCCAAGGCGATCTGTGGGGTGTTGACTAAACGAACTGTTTTGCGGGTTGTAGAAAGGGGTTTGACGGTCATTGCATAGTTCCTTATTGGTTTCAATCATCTTCACCTTGTTGTTAAAGAGAGCCATGTTGCCATTGCTTTGCACGTTTTGCGCATGCACCTTGTTGGGGTTTCGTTGATTGTATGCGGATTCATAATTTTTATTGGCCTTGGTGAGAGTTTGAGCGGGACCCGTTTGACTTTGATTCATAGAACTACGTTGGGTGTCGTTGAGGAGGGGGCGACTGTTCATGTACGCCGTTTTGTCTTGCTTTTGCACATTCAAATGACCCATGGACAACTGACCTTCATACATTTCCCGGTTTGTCGTGGACACTTGCTCGTTGGGATTGAACACCATTGGTTGTTTGTAACCACCATTCATATTACCACTAACCTTGGCGTTGGTCGTGATGTTCGTTTTTTTACTGTGGCGAAGACCTTTGAACACCGGTTCCACTACATTAGAAATCATACCACCGATGTTACCAAGATAAGAAGCATTAGAAACCGTTCGGTTGTTGGCTCGATTCACATAGGATGCTTTGTTGTAATTCGATTCATTGGACGGATTCTTTTCTTGGTCTTTCATGTTGATCATGGGGGTAGCACCCAATTGTTGTTTGTGTGGATCCATGTAATCACCGGGCACATAGGAAATCTTTTCTTCACCGGAACCACGTGCCCCGTAATACTCCACCGACGTAGATGCGCGGTTTTCACAGGTCATCATTTGTTGCGGTTTTTGCATGGGCTTATCTAAACCATTGGCAATCATTCCTAAATTGTGATTGTTGGTGAAAAATCCTTCCGGGCCTTGTTTCACGATCTTCCCTTGGTGACCGCGATTTTGCACGGGATTAATCGCCGGACCCATGTGATTTTCTAATGAATATACCATCTTTGGATTATTACTTGCCCGTAGTTGATCCACATTCTTGGGATTGTACAACTCGCGGTTTTGATAATTGTTGTATCCTTCTGTGTTCTTCTCATCGTATTTCATCCCAAGCCCCGGAGTATCTTTGATTTCTTCCCATGGTTTCGTGTTTGCGTAACGGTTAGACATGTTTACCCGCGACTGAAGGAAATCATTTTGATTCTGATTTCCGTATACGTTTTGCATATTGCTTTCCGGTTTAAACAAAGGCGCGACTTCATCTTTTTCAATCGCAAACGCCTGTTGACCGGTATACGTATCTAACACACTATTATGGGCTTCTTCATTCATTTGATATCCATTCATTTTGCTGCTATAGTACATATTCATATTGTTGTGATTAATATCATCTACCTTGATGCGATTGCCCGCCAATGTTTCAAATTCATTGGCTCCTTCACATTCGCGCGTGGTGTTTAAGAAGTATTTGTCTTGATATTGGGAAATCGTTTCTTCGTTATTTACATTGTTTTTCGTAACCGCTATATTGGGACTCGCATCTAGCGGATTCGTGTTGGCCAATAAATTCCCTTGGTTCTTTTTATCAAATCCTGTGGATTCATTGTATTTTGAAAATCCCTCCACTTGTTCTTCCGAATCTTCTTTCTTGTCATTGCTGACTAAATAGGCGACACCAAATAATACGATTGGAATAGCGATTTGTGCCATTTACACTTTATTATATATAAGATTTTATATTTTTTTGTAATTCTTAATATTATAATAATCTTTTTCCAAAACATTGGTGTCTAAATAGGCTTCAAATGGCATAGATAAATTTTCTTGAGGGTTTGAAAACAAGTAATCAGGGCGGAAGGTATTGTTCACGCGATAGATCCATGCGGGATGCGAAGCGCGTGATTCATTGGTGATGGTTTTGTCTTGTTCGTTGGGAGTCATTTGCCCACTGTAAGAATGGTAATTTTGGTATTGATTGATGTGCTTATTGTCTCGGCACAAAGGCCTTCCCATGTTTTTCAACATAGATTCCGTTTGGATCATTTGATTATACAACGGGGTTCCGTTTTTTTGACTGCGAATGTGTGGATCCAGAAATAATTGCGGACCTACGCTGTTTCCGGGTACATTGAATGTATAATCATTCATCGCCGATGTTTCTAAATTGGTCTTCATAATACGATTCGGGTCGTCGTGGAATCTGGTAAATGACATTATATATAATAAGTATAAAAATTTATCCTATTTATTATATATTGTGAAATCCGTGTCGTTCATTTTTTTGGTGATCAAAGGGGCGCGGTAACGCTACCTCGTTTCTTAAATGATTTTCAAACAGTTCAAATGTGTAAAAATCCTTGGGTTGCATTTCCGCTTTGAATGACGGGCCCTCTAAATTGCAACTCTTGATGCCTCGCAACGTGCTTTCCACGTCAATTGCGTTATAGGAAAAATGATTCGCACTCATTTTAGATGGATTAGTGCCTAAAACATGCATGTGGTTTGGTTTGGGTTGCTTTACAAAAAGCGGTTCCATTCTGTGGTCAAAGTTCGTTTGAATTTGTTTCTTTTTACATAAATAATCACCAAATTGATTGTTGTTTCGTGTACTGGCCATGGATGAACTATATATAGAAAGAATATTATTTAATTGCATTGGTATTCCTTATTTTTGTAAATTTCACGGGAAGGAATTCCACCACGAATCCATCCTTTGACGGCACTTTCTTCAATGTGTTTACTGGGATCACTGACCGACTTTTTCAACTTGGCGTTCATGGGGTAATCTAAGACATCATTGCATTCTTTTTCGTTGAGCTGGGAACAGCTCTTTTTCTCCTTCAAGGTGTCGCCAAGTTTCAGGCTGTTTTCTAAACCAACATCCACATTACCGCGTCCCAAATAAGGCACACTCAAATAACTGCGTTCTTGAAGATTGATCTTGCAATTTGCGTTGGTCAATTGGGCCTTCAATAATTTGGTGCTTTGGTCCACATTGTATCCATAAGGACCTACTTGAGTCGTACCCTTGAGATTCATGGTAGGATTTCCCGTGAACAAATCAACCGCCTTTTTCTCATTCGTTTGATTTAAATTGGTCAACATGTACGAAGCATGTCCATTGTTTGCGAACGAATCTTGAGTGTGATTGTATTCGTCTTGACCGATTCTTGATAAGTTGTTAAACATAAAATCAACTACTTGTGACATGATTATTATATAAAAGAAATATAAAATTTTTTATATAATTAAGATTAATCTTATACTTAATAAATCAGGAGAGGTTTTTCGGAATATAAATCCTTATAGCAGTATTTCAAAAAGTCGTCTTGGTCGTTTGGTATGGTAGTGCTTGGGTTCATGTGGAACTGACGCATACTCTTTTCAAACTCAATGTTGTTGACTACATTTTTGAAAATCTTCCCAATGTCTTTGTTGTCTTTGTTGTTTTCTAAGATGAATCCTTTCACCTTGTCATTGATCAACGTTTCCGTGTTTGTGTCATAGTTCTTGGAACCCGCTTCTTTCTTTGGATTTGTTTCATAATCCGTTAAAAGAACATTATACAACGGGTTTTGACTCGTGTGTTTGGTTTCTTGTTTCATCATGACCTCTTCTCTGTCTTGCATGGCTTCTTGAACCGTTTTACTTTGATTGTATCGATAAATAAATAACAAAAGAAGCACAAGCACAATACCAAATAAAAGAATTAAATAATTGTTCAAGGTCATGAAGCCTAAAATGGAAATAACTAAAATAAATCGCGTGGTCGCGTTCATCTTCTCATTGTAACTCATAGATTCATAGGGCCATAATTGCGTGAGTCTATCTTTACGGAATAATATACTTGGATTTTGAAACCAAAATAAATCTCCCATCTTTATTTAATATAGTCTTATATATTTTAATTCTTCTTTTTTTTTCCTTTATTTTTTTTATTTGGTTTGGACGACTTTTTGGAAGACTTCTTCATCGGAGTGGAGCTACTATTGCTATCATTCCACACAAACGTATCTTGAGCCACTTCTTTCATAGTAGCTTGAGATTGTGCTGCCGCCGCCGCTTCCCGAGCCGCCTTGTTTTTCTCTAGTTTTTCCTTCATGCGTTCCTTGGACTTGGCTTGTTTCATGTTTTGTTGCATTTTGTTGGCCATGCCTTTGAAGTCAAATTTACCGTTGGGATTCATCCCCATGGAACTCATCATTTCTTTGATACCCGGCATATCATTCATCTTTCCCATGATTTCTTGAGCTTCTTCCAAAAGTTCACTTTCTTTCAAGTCTCCGCTCTTGAACTTTTCTTCTAGTTTGGAGCCTATGTTTTTTACAATGTCCATGAGCTTGCCCGGATTTTTAAAGATGTTTTTAAGGAAAGCTTGTTGCGACGATTCGTCCATGTTTTCTGTATCTAGACCTAAATCTTTGGAGGCCTCTTCCGCGATTTCTTTGGCTAAATTACCGATTTTTCCGTCCATGATTCCCGACAAATGATCCTTCATTTTATCTGCGTCCATCATATTTTCAAACATGGAAGGCTTGCCCCCAGAACCATCTTGTTGAAACATGTTTTCCACATTGCTAATATCTCCCATCATGTTTTCAAACACGTTTTCAAATTGCTCGCTTTCATTCATAGAGGGATCCATGTTCATGAAGACCTTTTTCATTTCCGACATGGTTTCCTTGATTTTATCATGTAAATCATCCTCTTTGATCGCCTCAAACAAATGGTTCGCGCTACCGAAATCTTTCTTTTCACGTAAATCATTGCACACACAGAACAAAATCAATTGAATGTATTTCCAAATGGTCTTCTTAGATTGCTCGCTGAGCGACTCGTCTTTCATGATGACCGAAAAGTCCACGTTGGGCAATAAGTATTTATTGGCTTCTTCATCAAACAATTCCATATTTTCATAAAGAATATGGAAAAAGTTTTCGGGATATAAATTCTTACAATAGCTGTAGTATTCGCCATAATCAATGACGTCAAACAAAGAGCTATATTCCGGGTAACTGGCGATTAAATCCCGCGTGAAATCGTCAATGATTTTTTGAAATTCTTCTTGTTTTTCCATATAGGACTATCATGAGTAAAATGTTTAAATACCTTTTCCATAATCCTAATTAAAATACGAACGACTCAAAGCCGTCAATTGTTGTATTTTTTCCACAAATATGGCAACCAAGTCCTTTTCTAAATTGTCGTATATTTTCTTAAAATACTGAATATAGGTCTCCAGGCTATATTTTTGTGCAAATGCCTCGTTGCCTTTGATGTCTTCGCTATAGTCCTTGTTTAAAAAATAATCGACGTTTCCTTTCATAATCTCATCAAAATAGAACATACTTATGGTTTCGTTCCAAGTTTTGATAAACAATTTAATGTTCATTTTTTTCAAATAGTAGTTATACGCATAAAATTTGCTGAATTCTTGACTGGACGATCCGTACTTTTTCATCATGTTCAATAAATCAAAATAGTATTTATTGAATGTACGGAAAATGGTTTTCTTATCTATTTTAACCAGCTTTGATGAAATATCCATGCTATAGTGTTACCTTTGATGATATTTTTATTTCTTTTTTCTTATAATTCATTTTGTCTTTGTTGTTGGAGCTGTTCCAAGGTCATACCCTGGTTGGATGATTTACTTTCTTCTTGAGGGGTGTAGATTTGCCCCTCTTGGGAATCGTCAAAAATAGATGCATAACTATACATTTGTTTCATGCCTCCATTTCCCGATGCGCTCAACTCTTCGTGATTGGTATCCCAAAAACTGAAACTATCGCTACATACGCCGAAATTTCCATTGGTTTCTGATTTCAAATCAAAAGTATTGGGTTCTAATTGTATCTTTTCTTTTTCTTCATCTAATGTTTTACTCATGGGCACAAAGTAAGGCAAGATTTGATTTCCTTTCAGGATTTCATGATTGGGAGTGATACACAAGGTAGGTACGCTATTGATCATGGGAGGTATGGGCATGGATTGGTTGTTTTGTAAAACGACATATGTAATATTTTCCTTTTGAAACCGATTGTCTACGCAAACCATTTCAACCTTGTTCAATAGGCCCTTTTTATTGAGTTCTTCTAAAAGGTGTTTGCTGTGTTTGCAATATTGGCTAAAAAAGAGCAAATGTTTTTGTTCGCCTTGATTCAAATTACGCTTGTTGGGAGTGAGTTGGAGATTTGGGGTGACATATGAATTTTGTTGATTCATTTTACATGCTACAGATTAAATAAACGAGATATTACCGAAAAAATTGAATTAAAAATATATGTCGATCCTATATAAGTATAGTCAGCCTTCATGAGCCAAGTCATTGTCAACTCTAAAGATACGTATGAAGACAACCTGGTGTTTAACTTGGAATCCGCGGATGTTTCCATACCCAATGCTTTGCGACGAACAATTTTATCTAACATTGAAACCTTGGTATTTCGCGGATTCCCGTATACATCGAATCACATTACATTAAAAAAAAACACCACCAAGTTCAATAATGAATATTTGAAACAACGCATATCTTGCATCCCCATCCACGTGGATGACGCATCTATCTTTGATACCTTTATACAAAAATACCAAGCAGTGATTCAAGCCGAAAACAAGGGATCCGAAAACATGCTAGTGACAACCGAAAACATTAAAATCATAGACAAAGACACGAAACAAGAAATCCCCGAGTCCATCACACGCAAGTACTTTCCACGTGATCCCATTAGCGAAGATTTTATCTTGATTTGCGTGTTGTATCCAAACTTCAATAGCAATGAAGTCAATGAATCTATACACATTGAAGCCAACTTTGACAAAGGATGTGCTCAAGAAAACTCGGCGTGGAATGTGGTACATCATTGTGTGTATGAAAACGAACAAGACCGTGCCAAGGTGGAAGAAATGGCAAACGAAATAGATGATCTTATCAAGAAACAAGATTTCATGTATTTGGACGCACAAAAACAATTCATACCAAACCGATTTAAGTGTAGTGTAGGTAGCATTGGTATTTATACAAATGAGCAAATTATTGTCAAGGCATGCGACTATATTAACGGACGACTCAGCGAAGTGGAGTCTATTTTGTCCAACCTATTTACCCAACAAGAACCAAATAGTACCTTTAAACTAAAGTCATATGATCAAGTTATGTCGGAAAGTACAAATGGTTTAGAGGAAGAAAACAGTCGCGATTTATTGAAGAAATCATACATGTCTGTTTATACGGAAGATGAATACATCGTCTTTCGTCTTCGCGAAGATGATTATACCATTGGCAAATTACTAGAAAAGCATTACTTCCAAAAATACGAAGGCCTGATTTCCTTTGTGGGATTCAAGAAGAATCACCCCATGCAAAAAGAGGCTTATATATATGTCAAGTACAAGACCAGCGATGCCCCACAACAACAACATTTGGTTGCTCTACAACATATGAACGAAATTGTCAAAGACATTCAACTCATATTTGATGGCATCAAACGAGAATTTGATATAAATGTGGGAAATTAATAAAATAAGAATATAATTAAATACTTGACATATATAATATGGATCGTAGAACACAATTAAGATATGGTTCTGTAGTTCAAATCATTGAGATAGATGATGATAAAGTAACGGAAATCAATGAAACTTATTTTTTTGTAGAAAAAGTGGATAAAAACGAAATCATATTGAAATCCAGTAATGGAGAACCAGATGTGGTCCTTCCCATAGACGAACAAGGTGAAATCATGGACCAAAAGATTGATGAACTGATCCTTGTGTATGAACCAAAACAAGATCAAGGGTATGCTTACTTCCATGGCTATGAGCAAGACATGGTTGTAAAGATTCTATTTGTAGGAGGGGATACCTTGAAAGGACGGATTACGAGTGTAAAAGAAGACATGATCACATTGGTGTCTATGGACAGCGACGATTCATTGTTGTACTTTATTGACTTTGAATTTAGAGGACTGCATTCCAAATTGGGGATTGAAGAAATCGTCATTGAAACAACTCCATTGGAAGAAGAAGGGCAAGGGGACGTGGAAGAGGGAGAAGAAGAAAGAGAAGTGTTTATTTATGACATACAACAACAAATTACCGACTATATTGACAAAAACGACGCCCTCTTACGCAAACGCGTATTACAGCGGGAAGTGGATAATTATATGGGCTTGATTGAGACGTACAGTGATTTGGAAAATCAAATATCCTTGAAAGAATTGCCTAGTAATCAGTTTTTGAAGTCCATTTTTTCCTTGAATGCGAATTTCATGATACCCGTGAGTTCCTATGTGGACAAAACATTTTATCACAACGAGGAAAATAGCTTAGAAGAAGAAATGGAACATATTGTGTTGAAAAATGACTCGGACTTTGTGGATGAAGTCAAAAACAATATGAAAACCGCATATGAAAATGCGAAAATCCAGAAACAAAAACGAGGAAACACCCCATATCACAAGGAAGTAATGTTGAAGCATGATACGCCCATTGCGTTAATAGATCACAATGGGGAGTCGCCTTTGTTCACAAAGCACACGTATATTGGGTTGAAAGACCATAAACTACGAAACAGGTCAAAAGAAGGTAGCAAGTTGCGTAAAAACCATTTTTCGGAACACTTTTTAGAAAAGGGCACCAAAGTCATCATTGACGGCGTGAAAGTACATCCATTGGACCAAATACGAAACTTTCATTACACGCAACCCGGTTCTTCGTTATTGACCAAATCCATGGCCCACGAATATCCTTATTATCCGTTTTCTCAAAAACAACGGGTTTACAAAGTGTACAAAGAAGAACCAAATACACTTCATAACCCCAAACATTTTTTCAATGATCGCGGACACGTGTATTATCCAATTACCAAACACGAAGACAAATTGAAGACCTTCTTTTCTAAAATGAATGTAACTGTGAAAAACGTGGTAGATGAACTCGGTATCATGGGCCAAACCAGCATATATGAAGTGATACGTGAACTCACCACCATGAATGTGAAAAAAATAGGAGAAAAAGACATGAAATGGATACGCAATAAGGTGAAATTAGAAATTCAGGCCTATACATCCAGAACCCGAACCAAAACCATTGACTTGCCTTCTTATGAATTCCTTTCGGATGAGCGTTTGTTTATCTCTATTTGTGAAGTGTACAAGTCCTATTCATACCAAAATTCTTACCCGAGTGAAATCATGCATCAAACCTTTGTGGACCAAGGCAAATTCATCGTCGACACCTTGAAAGCAAAAAACAAGGCATTGTATAATTCGTTCAATGACGAGTCCACCCAAGAATTACTCTTGTCTATCAACGAAACATTGAAATCCGAGGACTTTCAAAAAATGAAGGGGACTTTGAAACCCGTGAAAACCTATTATTCTTTAAAGGAGTTACAAGAAGACAAAGGGAAGTTGGTGTTGCGAGATTCAGATGATCCCAATACAACCAATAAGGCAAACATCTTTGAAGACTTGTCTACGTTCAAAAAATTTGGATACAATGAAAACGCCAGTGCTTTTGAAAAGAAGATTGATTATTTTCTGACCCACTACAACTTTGATCTTGCCATAGATGACGAAGAGCACGAAGAATTGAAAACTACGTTGTTTGGCGAATATGAATACAAGGATGATTTGTTTCAAAATGTAGTGACCTTTGTCCTTGAAAAGATCGTGCGAGAAGGCGAAGTGGCCGTTGTGAAAGATGTCAATGAGCCAGAAGGCAAGGGCAAGAAATTCATTTATGTGAATCAAAATTGGATACCTTATGAAAACTATCAAGAAAACATCAGCAAAAAGAAGCTGTTGAAACGCACAAGTAACGCCATGCAAGAATTTGATGACATCCGAGCCTCTACCATCAATGAATATATTATGAAAATGACGAACGATTACCAAAACGAACAACGGGTACAAATGGACAAGGAGATCATACTCGAAAGCGAGTTCCTAAAAAAGGTATTGACCTTGAAAAACAATCAGTTTATGCGCCATTTGTTTCGCTACAATCAAATCAAAAAGGAATTTCATTTTGAATATCAAAAGTTGTCCGACCAAGAAGACTATGAAATCAAAACGTCAAAATACTTACCCCTGTTTCATCATATTTTAGACATGGATTCCCTCTATAAGAAATACACATGTTTACAGACATTTGTGGGATTGTTTACCATTGATATGAACGACAAAGATTGGTTGTATTGTGTAGAAACCAAGACAAAGTTGGTCCCCATGTTTTTACACGAACTCAGTCAAGTGTATTTGAATAGTAATCGCGAGAACTATAATAGATTGTTGTGTTATTATTGTAGAGAAGAAGGGGGAATCAGTGATTATGGGGACGATATCATTCATAAAAGAACGGGATATGTGCTCCAAAAACGCGAATTCAATACTCAACAAGAACAGTTTTCTAGAAACACGAAACTTATCATGGATGTGGAGGATTTAAAAAAGGAACAACCTAACGACGACCACATCATGGAGTTGACCCAAGAAGAGTCCCATTTTGGCAATGATGCCCTGCGGTTGCTTCGTAACGTCTCTATTGATTTTTCTAATGCCCACATGAAACGATGCTTCAAAGAAATGTACACCATTTATCAGCAATACAAAGTTGTAAAAAAGAGACAAAGTGAAGACAAGAAGCCCTTGGAGCCCCAAGAAAAGATCGTCTATAAAATTTATACCATCTGGTGTTTTGCGTTGGTGTATATCCAATGTCATGATTTGAAAATAACCAAAAAGGTGCCCATGTGTAATGGTTCCTTTTCCGGGTATCCTTTGTATGATCCAGAAGACAAAAAGGGTATTGAATATCTTGCTTGCATGTTTAAGGCTAAATCGAAAAGCACCAAGGCCAATATTTACGAATGTTTCCGGAAAAATCGCACCAAAGAATACATTGTGGAAGAACTGATTTCCTTCATGAACACATTTGTCTTGCAAAATCAATATGTATCTGCGATGTTGCAAATGAAACGGCAAAAAAATGCGAAACAAAACGCCATAAGCGATGCCGAACTTCAAGTGTTGCAAATTCCAAAACGATTTGCCCCATCGTTGGAGCCCATAAAGCTCAAAGATTTCAATGTCAATGAGTCATCTGCCAAAACAAAGGTGAAGAAAATGGAGCATCTATCTTATGAGAATCAGTATATGAATATGAATATACAAGCCCGCATTCGTCTAACCATAGAAAACGAAAAGTATTTGGCAAATCACTTCGAGGAACAAGAACCCCTGTTTGTCAATTATTGTTGCAACAAACGATTCATCATAGATTATTTTCTCAACAACAAAGAGCTGAGTACCCTTCTTGACAACAGCAAACAAAGTGAAGAACGCCTCTTATTATCCAAAGAAATACTACGCAACTCACTCGTCAATTTCACAAAGAAGAAGACAAAATTACGGGCGGAAGACGCCGCCATGAACTACGATCTAAAGACTGTATATTTGTTTATCATCACCTACGGTCATTTTGACAATCCCTTGCCTATTGAGCCCTTTCTTTCTAGTTTGGTGCCTTCAAAACCCGGCGACGACTACGACAGAGACGACTCTATTGATACGAAGATCAAGAAACTGAAACAACAAGGATTTGAATTTACCAGCGAAACCTTGGCCAATCTCTTGATCATCAAATCTAAAACTGGACCTACCACTCAAACAAGCCTGATTGATGATGGTGTTGCGCATGTCAGCGTGGAAGAAGTACTGGAACATGCCTTCATTTTTCCTTTCAAACTCAAGAAGGGTAATCTTTCTTATCTTGAAGCCTGTAAAACGTTGGAATACCAAAAATACGAAACCATACAAATTCGCTCCAATCACAAACGGAGGATTGAAAAGAAACTCAAGGGATTCTTATATGCACCACATGACATTCGCAAGAAGATGATTCAATACTTATCCAATATAAATTACATGTTGCTTTGTATCATTCCGCAGATCATTTTAGGAAATCATATACCCGAACTAACAGAAGAAGAATTAGAAGACTACTACAAAGGATTCGCCGTTTCTCACCGAAGAAAACTACAGACCATGAATAGCAATTTGTATGGATGTTTTGAAGGGATTCCCTTTGAGGACATTTCCGTAAAAGGTGCAATCAACATGAGGAAGCAACTTTTGATGGAACGCAACGAATACCGTTCTTTATTGAATAAGATTGAAGTACATGAACATCGGTCTATGGCCATGATTGAAAAGGAAGAATCGCTCATGAAACAAGCAAAGGAATACAATGGAAGCCCGTCAGTATCTTTACCCCGGATTCGCAAGTCCATAGAAAAGATTGCTTCTTTGAAACCCTTATTGGATCTCACGTTGTTTCAATCTAACCTTGTGGATCAGTTTACATACATGGAATTTGTATTTTATAAAGTCCTCAACCTCTACGACATGGGGAACATCCGTCCATCTATGAGCGATTTAGAACTGCAAGTGTTGAACAAGATCAATGAAGCGCTCTACGCATTTTTAGACAAAATCAACGCAACCATGTTGATACATTACAATGACGTTCGCACTCTTACGACACAAATCAAACAAAGTGAAAAGAAAGTCATGACGGAGCGATTTAGAACTGCCGAAAATCAACAACAGCGTCAATTAGACAAGGTCATGTTGGATGCTAAATTAGGCGATCGTTCTATTGCTTTGAGTAAGGGTTTGTTTGTGTATGATAAACAATTGTTTGACGAAGACGATGCGCGGGCTCAAGAAATACAGGAAATGCGACAACAAACCTATGTGCAAGAAGAAGACGACGACGAAGCAATAGACGAAGACTATGAATATCCCGAAGAAGAAGAATTCATGGAAGCAATCGACGGAGATGTAAATCTAGATCACGACGAGGATGCGGAAGATACCTTTTAATTTAGGTAAATAGATTCCTTTTATATGTTGAAGTATATATAAAAGGAATGAATATGGATAGATTGTATTTGTCTATTACTTTGTTCATTAGTTTGTACTTGATCCTGACCATTGTTCAACCCGGATTTATTTACAACCATCGCCAAGATTGCTTGCGTCCCTTTGGGATTGGATACAAAAATACGTCCGTCTTGACCTTGTGGTTGGTAAGTATTTTACTGGCCATCTTTTCTTATTTCATTGTGATTTATGTATACCATTTGCGAAACGAATGGTTCTAGTTTAGGACTTACTTTAATTGCGTCGCCAAATAATTCTGAAACTCCGTTGTGTTTTCTATGTTGGACGTGCAATTTTCCGCCAAAAGACGGTTTTGCGAAACCAGTATGGTTAAGGTACTTAAAATACCTACCCATATGTACGTGGCTACACTGTCTTTTATATTCATGTATCCAATCAATTCCCGTTTCTTTTCTTCATCTATGGGGGTTTGAATGCCAATGCTTTTAAGGTTGTCTAATGTGTCCCATTTGATTGATTCCGGTCCATCTCCATCTCCACTTTCAAATCTAACTTCCTGTAGATCTAATTCGTTGATAAATGTATCCGGATTATTATACAACTGGTCAAGGATTTGCATGTCTGTTTTTCCCGTTGAAGTTGAGGTAGAACCGGAAGGCGGTCCCTCTTTTGGCCTTTTGAAAATCTCTTGTACGGTGCCATCATAGCCACACATTCGCACCACACTTAAACCGAAAGTATTTGAAAAACTACGCAACCATCCTGGGAACAAATAAATGATCATCATTCCAAGCATGTAGATGAATACATAGGGGAAAACGGTAGCATAGAATGCCAATCTTTCATTTTGTTTCCCACAGATCATTTCATCTTTTGTAAGCATGAGATTTTGAGAAAACAAATATGTCAAGAAATAAACCGAGAAGAAGATGACAAAAAAGATGGAATAGTTGTGCATTTTTAAGGTATTAAAGTCAAAAATACATTTGAAAATGACAAAAATAAACAAAACCCACAAATGAACTTGTACGATACTTTTTCCAAATGATGCCATAATTAATAATATGTATTATATTATTCTCATATAAAAAACAAAAAATAATCCTTTAAAATATATGTATATCCCGAGTTTAGTAGAGCAACATATCAAACAAGTTGTGCACTATAATTTGAATGAATGTCATGATTTGAAGATGAAGTATTATAGCTTCCTTTTCAATGTCATTTGTTTTATTATAATCGTTGGAATAGTATACACCATATTGTATTACAAATACAAGGGACAAAGAGATGTGAAAGAACGTCAACGAAGGGAAAATGAAAAGCGCGATTACATATTATACAACCTCCGAAAATTTCAAAACATTAAAAATAAATATATAACAAATATTCCCTTTGATTAATATATATGAATGCAAAAGAAAAACAACATTTGGCTTTAATGAAACAGATTTTTCAAAAGAAAAGAAAGGCCGATGAAAAATACAAACGGAAAAAAGAGGCCAACGAACCCAATGTGAAAATCACACCCCTGAAACAAATGAAGATCACAACGGATGCGATTGAACTCCAAGACCATGAAGGAAAGGTTGTGGAAAAAGTAGATCGGGTATTAAAGTTCAATATAGAGGAAATGCTTGACAAATACGAAACAAAGATCAAGGATATCAAATACAAGCTCACGCAAATCAAGTACGAAACCTTGTTTGAATTGGTTGAAAACGATTCCATTGAAGTCATTTTAGAAAGCCAGGTGATTCCACTCGAAAAAGAATTAGAAGAGATTCAAAAAAAGAAGACAAAGTTACAAGATATAATAAAAAAATCCAGGCAAAAAAAACTGGAGGCTCATTCGGTCATGCTTCTGAACAAGGCGGTGAAAAAACAAGAACTTATCAATAGTGATGATATTGATGAAAGAAAGGAGAATTTTCGTAGTTATGTGACCCTAGAAAAAAAGGTTTACGAATTCAAAAAAAACGATACACCGTTGATAGAAATGAAAATTCAGAAAGAGACACAAGAAGACAACCAAGACGAACTTGATGTGTCTCTCACCCCGGAAAACGTGGATGCGGCGACCATTGATCCTGAACAAAACGTGACCGCCCCGCCGTTGACTCCCATGCAATTTATCACCCCATTACGACCCAAACCAGAAGAAGAAGAGAAGTCCGAAGGTGAGTCTAATTCTTCCAATTCCAATTCCAATTCTAATTCTTCCAACTCAAATTCTTCCAACTCCAACGCGAACACGCCTGTACCATTGATCAAAAATACAAAGAATACCAACAAGGTGATAAATGTAAATAATGGTAGTAGTAGCAACAGTAGTAGTAGCAATAACAGCAGTAACAGTAGTAGCAATAACAGCAACAGTAGTAGTAATAGCAACAGTAGTAGCAATAATAGCAGTAACAACAGCAATTGAAGATTATATTATATGTAACTAGTATATAGCATGTTTCTGAAGTTTTTCAATTTCCGTTACTTTTTCATCAGCTTTGCCATTGGTGTTTTCTACATCTATTTAACCAATGAGCACAAGAAAGTCATTGTCATTTACCCTAACCCAACCAATCTAGAGAAATACACGTACGTAGACAAATCCAATAATTGTTTTCAATACAACCTTGAAGAAACCACGTGTCCAAGCGATAGCTCAAAATACAAGGACATCAAAGTAGAATACTAAGCCATCCATGATTTTATAATATATGATATCTATATATGTTGAAAATTGAAAAGTTTTTCAAAACGGAAACCGGCAATAAACTCTTTTCTATTTTACTCGGTTTGGGTGTGGCTGGTTTATTCAAAATGAGTTGCGATAGTCGTTCGTGTTTAGTATTGAAAGGTCCGGAATTCAAGGAAGACAACAAACGAGTCAAATACAATGGAAAATGCTATGACGTCAAGGAAGAAATGTTAGATTGCAAGGCAAATACGCGAGAAAAGTTGTACGTTTGAGAATTAATGGGTAATTAGTTATAACAATCAAAAATATATATCTTTTTATTGTTATATGAACGTTGAACCTGACACCACCAACATAAGCGACCTCCCCGTAATACCCACTCATCAAACATCCAATGAAGAAAGTATTCAAAACATGTCTTTGTCGACGGAAGCCATTCAGCAAGACAATGAAACGGTCATAGAAAGAGAACTACAGGAAAAGCGAGTGCGTTTTAGCGAAAACATGGTATCAAACGATGATTCCCCTTCAGAGAACAATATCCCCCCAAAAAAATATGATTGGGTCTTGACTTTAGAACACAAAATTATCCTCTTGGCCACATTTGCCTTTTTTGTCTTCATGGATCCAAAATTCAAAAAGTATATTTTGAACATCCTTGTGCAAGTCTTTGGATCCTTTTTGAAAACCGAAACCGGTCTCATGTCCAAACTGGGTATGTTTGTATATGCGTTGTTTTATGGATTGTTGTTGCTTGCCTGCGTATCCTTCATTGACTTTACGTCGTTTCATCTGGCATTTTAAGCTGTAAAATGGGGACATGGATTTCTAATTGTTGTTTCAAATTCTCATCGTTTTTATAATCATGGATGTAATAGATCTTTTCAATCCCCGACTGCACAAGCATTTTCAAACACACAATACACGGGTAATGAGTGACATATGCGTGGGCATTGTTACAAGACACTCCGCGTTTGGCACAATCAATAATGGCGTTCTGTTCCGCGTGTATCGTGGCCATTTCGTGATCGTGTACCACAATACTCTTATGTGGATGCCCTGATAAAAACCCATTGTATCCTTGTGAAATAATCCGATTGTCTTTGACAAGGATACATCCAACCTTTAACCGCGTGCACGAAGACCGCTTGGCCGTGCACAGCGCAATGTCGCGAAAGAACTCTTCCCATGTGGGTCTGGTGGTCATCACTATAGTATTACTACACAAAAGGATCTTTAAGTTGTCTTCTTTGTCTTTCTTTTGTCTTTCTTGGGTGGTTTCTTTAACGTGGTTGATGGAAGAGTAGGACTGTATTTGAAGAACCACTTTTTGTATTCTATGGACTGCTTATTGTGCTTCAATTCATTGTACTTTCTTTGCCGGTTGCGTAAAATATTTTGAAAATCTTCTTGTTGTCCATAGCATGGGAGGTTAAACCGCTGTATGACTTTGGGTACTTCTTTGTCTTCTTTGATATACGACGGGTATTTATGAACAATGCGGTTAAGGTCAGCCAAAATAGAAATGATCAATCCATGTTGTAGTGGGATTTTATCCATCAATAATAAACTAAAGTACAAGTTCATGAGTGTATCAATGTTTCCCACCCGAATGTTGTGGTACTTGTATTTGTATTGAAAATAAGATAAACACGAATTGGTTTGAAACACGACGCCAATGATCTTTCCCTTCCATTTCAAAAAGGCATAATCGTCAATAAACTTGTAAATAGACGACTCCTTCGTCACGGTCAAATCACTGGGTTTCCATTTCCGGATCTCTTTCAGCGTGGTTTCTAAGGATTCGCTATACATGAAAAAGATATCCTTGTTGTCTTTGAGAACGCACTTGTTTTCTTTCAAATACTTTTTGTAGACACATGCGATCAAGTGGGTGTTGCAAAAGACGTGGTTGCTTTTGCGGAAATACTCAAATAGTTCATCATAGGTGCGATCCAATTCTTTGGTTCGTTGTTTGATGAGCAAATGCGTACGCGAAGTCAAGGGTTTCGCCAAAATGGGATAATAGAGATTGAGCAAGTTCATTCGGTCGTATATTTTCTCCCAGCGCGATACGTCTCCCAATGGGCGGGCGAGTTCTTGGTGTAAACTCATGCGAAGATACGAAGGCGGGGTGTATAATAAGCCATCCACGTCAATCGCATATGGCAACAAATAGTCGTAAAAATGGGGATCAATTTGGGTGACATCTGCAATAGGGACGAAATTCACAAATACCTTGTAGGTACCATACACCACGGCGTTTTTTCCTTCAATGTGAAAGACGTTTTCTTTTTTGAATAAATTGCATAGGGCCTTGGCATCTTCCAACGCATTGGGAGAAAAGAAATCGTAATCGGGAATGTCAATGTCATAATCATAGAATTGCTTGTCTTTGGGCAAGATGGAGTTGATCGCCGTGCCTCCATAACAAATTCGCTTGTGTTTTTTCATGAACCTTTGTACGACGTTTAACAAGGTCTCGCTGATATACGTGTCCTTTTTATTCTTCTTTTGATAGTTTTCGTTTTTCTTGATTGATTTCTTCAGGTATTCCTTATCCATTATACTCTAAAGAGAAAAAAGTATTATGGATACGTATTTAAGATAATGTCAATGGTAATTGAATCATGTGATCCGGCTTCTTGATATAGGGAGAAGTGGCAACATTGTCTCCTCCGCCATATTGGCTGATAAAAAACTGATTGTATTGTTGCAACAAGGCATCGTTATTTTGGAAATTCATCGCAATAAACTGAGTGCCCTTTTTCATGGCTTGAATGAAATCCATGTTGTGGCTGGCCGCCGAACGCGTTGGCAAACATAAACTCATTTCATTGCTGGCAATGTGCTTATTGATTTTATAGGCCGCGTCGCTAATGAAAAGATCGTTAAAATGAAAATGGTTCATCTCATTTCCATATAAATCCACGATTCGATCTAGTTTGCTCTTTCGAAGCGTCTCGTAATTTTGGTCGTCATCATTTAAAATCACAAATATGAAAATTTTATTAGATAATTCTTTCATTTCAAAATTCCCGATAAATCCAGAGCGATCTTTGAAGTATTGCTCCGAATAGGTGCTTCGTAAATCGCTGGACGCCAGTCTAGAAAGATTAAATTGGTTCAAAATCGTATTGTATATTTTGTCATAAAACTCCGTTTGTTTTTTTATTCTTGTAGAAGACGGATTCTTCTTGTAATCTACGTTTGTGTCATAATGGATGCGGAAAATGAGAAACAATGGATCATCTTTCATGGTATTTTGTACACTGTCATCGTAAAAGTTACTTTGCGTGAACGTTTCATCAATGTCATTTAATGCGTCTTTCAATGGAATGCTGTTGTACGTTTCTTTGTATAAATTGGTATTGACAGAGTTCGCCGCAATGACCGGAATGTCGTCAATAGAAAAAATCTGCATGTCCAACGCACGAACGCCATACGACGCACAATTTTGCAAAGCACATCTGTCTACATAATCATTACTAAACTTACCACTACAGAAGCAATTGTGAGCGGTTTTAATGTAGAAATCCTTTAGCTTGTAATCGTACTCAATGGGCGTGTCGTTGATCGTGATGTTGCCTTTGAAATATCCATTGCGAATGGAATCTTGGAGGCTGTAGAATTCCACAATGTTGTTGTTTTTTCCTTCAAAACGAACGTCTCTGATCTTGCGACAATTGACTTCTCTTTTCCCCACTTTGTCGCTGATATAAATGATGACAATCATAAACAAAATAAAAAAGAAGATCAATATTGCATTCTTTGTAATGAAATCTGCATTTTCAGAAGCCATATTTAACATAATGCTATATAATTATTTTAAGTATTTAAAACAATGCGATATAATCTATGTAAACTATATATATATGCCAGGTGGTTTACTGAATATTATAGCGTATGGAAATGCTAACATCATATTAAATGGAAACCCTTCCAAAACGTTTTTCAAAACGGTATATGCCAAACATACAAATTTTGGCATGCAAAAGTTTCGCATTGACTATGATGGTTCTCGCGATATTGATCCCAACAATGACTCGGTGTATACATTCAAAATACCAAGAAATGCGGAACTTCTCATGGACACCTATCTGGTCTTTGATATTCCGGATATTTGGAGCACCATCTTACCCCCCTTGCAAAACGGGGATATGTGGAAACCGTATCAATTCAAATGGAATAAACAACTGGGAACAAGTATCATTAAAAACGTACAAATATTCATTGGAACTCAAATGATCCAAGAATACGACGGTCAATACATTCGGTGCATGGCGGAACGGGATTATACCGAAGACCGGAAAAAAATGTTTGATCATATGACCGGAAACGTGATTGAATTGAATGAACCGCAACAATTTGGGGGGAGACGACTGGGAGCAGGCGTTGATTATCCAAACTCCTTTTTTGAATCTAATATTGCGGGACCCGAACCGTCTATACGTGGGCGAAAAATATACGTTCCATTGGCTTCGTGGTTTTCAAAGAGCAGTAAACTCGCATTGCCTCTGGTGTGTCTACAATATAGCGAAGTCGTGATCAAACTCACTTTACGTCCGATTTATGAAATGTTTACCATCAACAACGTCGTCTCCAAAGATAAGGATAACACCTTTTTAGAGGAATCTACTTCTCTAGAAGATGGTGCGGGTGATTCCGTTGTGGATTATCAAAAACTGAAAAATGCTTTTTATCAACGCATTCAGCCCAATTTTACGATTGATAGACATCAATTGTACCGCTTCTTACAGCCACCGCCCAACATTCAACTGTTTGAAGCAGACTATCAAAATAAAGTAAACAATTGGAATGCGGATGTGCATCTGATTGCGAATTATGGATTTTTAACCATGGAAGAAAGCAACGTATTTGCTTTAAATGAACAGCGATATCTCATCAAAGAAGTCAAACATACGGTATATCATGACATTGTTGGGACTCGGAAAGTAAAACTAGATACGAATTCTCTCGTGTGTAATTGGATGTGGTTCTATCGTCGCAGTGATGTATATAAACGCAACGAATGGAGTAACTATACAAACTGGCCAACTTCTCTGATACCCTATCAACTAGAACGGTGTCCCAATGAGTCGTCCTATTTATTAAATGGTGTTTCGTTTGGACCAGGTAAGGATCCGAAAGATAACGACACCGGAACCAGGCATACTACGTCGCATCACCAAACCCCAGTTTTCTCAATTGAAAACCAACGAAATATATTAAACACATTTGCGATCATGATTGATGGGAAGTATCGCGAAAATGAGCTGGACTCGGGGGTATTCAATTACATTGAGAAATTCCGGTCGACCAATTCCAGTAATGACACCGGTATCTTTCATTATAACTTTTGTTTGGATACGACGAATTATTTACAACCCACCGGCGCGATGAATTTGAATCGGTTTCGTTCCATAGAATTTGAAATGAATACGATTTTGCCACCCCTCGATCCCGATTATGAAGTGCTCACATTATGTGACGAAAACGGAGGCATCATTGGCGTCACAAAAGAAGAACCAATTCATACATACACGTTTGATATGCATTTGTATGAAGAAAAGTATAATATCTTACGAATCATGTCTGGTAATGGAGGCTTGCTTTTTGCCCACTAACCGCGATGCGGACAATGATTCATGATGTGGTCCGAAGACAATAAAGTATGACGGACAATATCATTAGTTGTCATGGGTTCCCAAGTGAAGGTTCGTTTTTCAAAGTGACAATAGAGATAAAAAAGGAACACGAGTAATACAAGTAAAGATATGTTGCGCCATTTCATGTTTATTATTATTATATAAAATAAATATATATAATAATATGGAATTTAGTGTGGATGAAGACAATATAGAAAGTACGGTAGATTCTATGGTCGATGAAAAGAATTTCAATCTGGAAGATTTGGATTATAGTTTTGACGAAGAAAACTTTGACATTATTATACGCGATGTTACGCGCAATATATCCAAAGCATCTATCGATGAAAACGATCTAAATGGCATTCAAATGATGTTGAAAAAGAAAATATCAGAAAAATCATATACCACATACGAATTAGATCAAGTGGTGGCTGATTTTAAAAAAGAGATTACCAAAACGAAATTTAGTAAAAAGGATCTCATAGATGCGTCTAAACAAATCAAAATTGGTCGCATTCGGAAAAGCAATTCCTTGAATCCTCTGGATAATTTGTCGGGTCTTCCGGTGCAAGACCAGATCATCGTGGTGATTAAACTCATTATGCGAACGTTCTTAAAACTATTTGAAGATTTTGTCGTGTTGTTGGTGACAGTTATGATTGTGCTCAATCTTCAATTCCGAGCAAAGGTTCCATCTTCCTTGTTGTATCCAAGCGATCCAAATGCCTATCCTTATGTCTACTTTGACCCGAACAATCGGTCCCAACAATCAACGTTGACCTCTATGGTGGAATTGAATACGAAGGATAGCGAAGACGATGTGTTTTTAGATACACCGGCTTATTTCACATCCGATGGTAAATATTCCATAGACAAAAACGTGTGCAAAATCAATAACCCCCATGGAACCGGCAAAGATAGCAAATGTAGCAGTGATGCGGATCCCGAATACACAAAGCATTTTACGGACAATATTTCCTACGAAAACATGAGCTTTTTTGCAAAACAATTTATCCAAACCAACTCCTCAAAAACGTCCAATGATCTCAACTTATATGGTCTCCTAACGTATCTCATGTTGTATATCTCTTGTTTCACCAATGAAAATATGGCAAATATCAACGAAACCTTTAATTCTTTATTCAAACAAGAAGGGCGGCAAAGTTTGACAGGATATATGATTTTCTTTGTATTGGTGGTGTTGCTTTATTCCACATTTCAGTCCTCCAAATACACGTTTAGTAATTTAATTCAAAAACTTATCTTCACCACAAAAGAAGGAGGGGTATTGAATAAATTTAACTTTCTTGGTAGTTTTATGAATATCCTTTCGGGATTCTTTTCACCGGTACTCTTCTTTTTCAAGATATTCCTTGTATTGCTGTACCCCATTGTGTTATTCCATTGCTTCTTTGGATACATGCGATATTCCACCTTGGTGAGTTCGATCTTTACGAAACTATTCTGCTATTTTGGTGTTGCCTTTACACTGGGCAACGCAATATCCTATGCTTTGCTGTTTTCTCAAGTACTCATGAAGAAACACAGAAGTTTAGACGATGTATTTGAAGAAATCATCAAATCGTTTGTTTCCACAATGGAAGAAGGGATGAAAAAACTGATGATGTTCCAAAAAGAACCCTCCTTTGAAATGCCAACTTTCACCACTTCTGCCACTGGAAAATACGGAAAGTATCACGAATCATTCGGAAACCCTAGGCGAAGGAGAAAGAAAAAACAGAAAAAGAGAAAGAAAAAAGCCAAAAGGGAAGAACAAGCTGGCAAACAAGATGACGAAGTTGAAGAAGGCGAACAAGAGGATGAAGTTGAAGAAGGTGGTCAAGACGGAGGAGGTGGAGGTGGTAGAAAAAAATATGGCAAGGGAAAGAAAGAATATGGTGGATTCGCAAATATGGGACAACCTTCCTTTGCCAGCTGCAAACCACCATCCTTTTTTGAATTCACCTTCCTTAAATCAATCCTTAAATATCTAGGGACGTTGATGTTTTTGCCCATCATTGTCATGATGTTTGCGATTCCAGCATTCGTCAGCCTTTCTATGGCGTTTTCATTCACTAAATCGGTGACCATTGACTACATGAAATATATTGGTAAACTCATTTGCGAAGTAGGAAATTACAAAACCATAATACGTGTAATGTTCTATATCATTACAATCATGGAAATCGTCAAATACATGAAACAAAAATTCCGGGGAATCACAACTGGTGTTCTCGTTGTCGTGTTGCTTGCCGACATGGTGCGAGATTTCATCAAGAAGGGCATGGTGGCCAATAAGTGTAACATGGAAGGCAATGAAGCCGAAATGGGCAATAAGCTGTCAGAACTTATTTTATCAAACAGTTAAGTTATTTATATCACAATAAAATGATATAAATAGTCTATAGCATTGTTCCATAATGGGGAAAAAAGGAAACAAGGGAAACAAAGGAAAGCAAAAACAAAGCAATGTTTCGGCGAATCTTCCAAATGTGTCCATTTGTACCCCCACTTTCAATCGTCGCCCCTTTTTCAAGGGACTGATACATTGTATTTCAAAGCAAGACTATCCGCGGAATAAAATAGAGTGGATTGTGGTAGACGATGGAACGGACTGTGTTCGCGATGTCATTGAAGGAAAAGAGTGCCAAGAAATGCTAAAAGGAATCCATATTCGCTATTTTTACGAAAAGGATAAAATGGATCTGGGGAAAAAGAGGAACTACATGCATGCTAGATGCCAATTTGTAAAAGACGAAGACATTATTGTTTACATGGATGATGACGACTATTATCCCCCGGAACGCGTGAGTCATAGTGTGCAAAAGCTTGTGTCTAATAAAAACGCACTGTGTGGCGGAGCAAGTGAACTGTATTTGTGGTTTAACACATTGGACAAGATGTACAAATTTGGGCCCTATGGACCGAATCACGCCACTGCGGGGACATTTTCCTTTAAGCGCAAGTTACTCAAGGATACATCTTACGAAGACAATGCGGTATTGGCCGAAGAGAAACATTTCTTGAAGAATTACACGGTTCCTTTTGTGCAATTTGACACCTATAAAACCATCCTGGTGGTTTCCCATGAGCAAAATACTTTTGATAAAAAACGACTTGTCAATGAAAACAATCAGTTTTGTCACGCGTCGGCCTTAAAAGTAAAGAATTTCATCAAGGACTCGGAAATGGTAAAATTCTATCAAAGTGAAATCAATGAATTACTAAAAGACTATGAACCTGGTAATGTAAAGAATAAACCTAAAGTGCTGGGAGAAATCAAGCGCCGAGACGAAGAACGAAAGAGTATGGAAGACAATCGGCCTTCCGGTATTGTGGTGAGTGACGACAAAAACCAAAGCAAGCAACTGAGCATCAAAGAAGTCAAAATGTACATGCAAAGTAAGACCAATGAATGTGTTGAGTTGAAATCAAAGATCAATGAATTGATGGGGAAGCTTCAAAATGGCGATGTATTGCAAGGCGATGATCGTCTGTCTGGCATTGTTGCGACGGATGAGAGCAAACAATCCAAGGAATTGACCATCAAAGAAGTGAAACAATACATGAGCATGAAGACCCAAGAGTGTGTTTTCCTCAAGAACAAGGTGCAAGAACTTGTCAAAGAAAACGAGGAATTGAAGAAACGTTCGTGTGTTTCCCCAGAGAGTGACACGCCGAGAATTGTGGAACTGAATTGATTGAACTCAAGACATAAGATCGATCTAAAGAAGAATCTTTGTGATTCGCTTCCGCTCTTGTGGTGAAAAACAATACATGATGGGTTGACTCATTTTGAATCCACGATGTAACTCTTCTTTTTGACAATGGGCCTTTTCGCACATGCTAATGATGAAGTTCAAATTGGAATATTCGTTGCTGAATTTCGTCAATATTTTCGTGAAATCAATGCTTTGTACCTCTTGTTTCTCTTCTTCCTTTGTTTGACAAAGCAAATAATTCATAATCACTTTTAGAAAAAAGGTCATTTCATTGAATTGCCATAATTGCTTTTGAAAGGATAGGCGGTCATAATAATCTCCTTCGCAAAAATGTCGCAAAAAGGTTTCGTAAAATTCACTATCATGAGGCAAAGAATAAATAATGTTCTCATGGTAACACAAGGAAATGATGTTTTTGTCATTCATTCCGCGTACTTTATGATTTGATGTTGTGAGATAATCTTTTACAATGTCTTTGATCACTTTATCGTAATCCACGGAACCATGAGAAGTAGCCTCGTGTACATGGGTGAAGATGTCCATGAGCTCTATAACCTTCTTATCTAAATGATTGGTACCCATCAAGACAAAAAAGGCGTGCTTGTATTTCTGTATATCATGTTTGAAAAACTTAATCATGATATTCAACATCTTCTTGTCGTTGGTTTGTAAATGATCAATGTTGTCAATGATGATGATCTTTTTCTTTTTTTTAGATGTGTTGGGTTGAGAAAAAAACATTTTGTATACATTTTGGCACTCTAATAATGCATGAAAATCGCCTTCGTTTTTCAATTGCTGGATAGAGGTATAGGTATAGTCATAATGATTTTCTTTCACAAACGCCATGATAGAACTTGTCTTTCCGGTGTTTGTTTTTCCGTGCACATACAAGGTTTGTCCCTCATAGAAATAGGGTTCATAATCTATACTATACGACATTGTATTCATATAGCATAGATTTTTAAATACTTTAATCATCATATTTAATCGTTGGTTTCGTAACATACGGACGACACATTTGTTACCCCATCCCAATTCACACCACATGATTGTGCCCATTTCTTTTTCTCGCATATACCGCTGTGCCTCCCCGTTCCCGGGACATTGTAACTCGCATCCGAAAAATCCACATTCAAACAGTCTGTATCCGTGCCTGATAATAACCCATCCGCACCCTCACAATTGCCTGTATCAGAGTTTTTGACATAATAATCAGGACAATCCGAAATATGGGGCGGGAATCCCACCTTTGACGACGTGTATTGCAACGCCGCACCGATGGACGCTAGCGATACGATCAAAATCACAAGAGCAATTAGACTAATTAATTTATAAAAGTTCATGTATTCAAAAATATTATATATAATGTATATAATAAAAATGAATATAATAACAGATATTTCTAATTCATATGTCATGGACCAAAAGTTTCGTGTCCCTGAAAATGAAAATGGACGTATTGTCTTAAAGGCAAACGAAAACGGCACTCCTTTTTTCATCCAGGATATGATCCCTAAAAACGAGAAAACAAACTATTCAAACGCCACTCAATATATGTTTACACCTACTTTATTGAGCCGTACCTACTTTTCTATAGAAAACATCGACATCATCCAAAATGCGATTCGCGCCGAAGTGTACCGTAAATCAAACCAAAAGCATATCATTGATAAACAAGATTACGATCAATTAAAAATGATTATGCGATCCATCTTTTTACAAAACGCATTGCATCAAAATCACGACATTAAACAACAAATTGAAACGCTCAATAAAATGGTATTAGACTTTTGTATTCCGCGCGTCTACAATGAACTCGTTGCGTACCTCAAATACAAGGAAGATATATCAACGTTGGCGACTCCCATGGAAAATCCTATTCATCTTTCTGTGGATAAAACGGTGGAATTAAATCGCTTTTTCTAATTCACACAACTCTTCATAATACATGTCCACAATGTTTTTCTGTTTTAATGCTTCTAATGCTTCTTTGGTCTGATCAAAGTCCTGTTTTAGTTTTTCCACATTTTCTTCATTTACCATATCCATGGGCATCTTGATCAAATAGTTGTATCCACCCTTCTCTTCCAAGTGGTCGTACTTTCGCTCAATCAACATGGTTTCAATGACAGTTGCCTTTTTCTTTCGGAGATCCAGGACATTTTCCAATAGTTCGGTAATAAACCGATACTTGTTAGAATACAACATCAAAAGCCCCTCTAAATGCTTGAGTTGTCTTTGTTTTCGTGTTTCGTAATACTCCATTCGGGTTTCAATAAAGTCATTCAAAATTGCATTGACATTTTCGTATTTTGTCAACGTTTCGTTCTTGTTGAACAAATACATGTTGTTTGTGCTCAATGTAGTCGTGAGTTTCAATTGCTTCACGATCTTCTCTAGTGTTTTAGGATCACTTAGATTCACACTGGACACAAACTGGATTTCCATGACGATCTCTTTATCCGTGGAAAGATCGCGATAGTCTTTCATGTTCCACTTTTTATCATCCAAACATTTTTCTAAGAAATTCACGTAATTCTCATTCCATGTTCCAATCGGTAATTCCGTGATGACCAATGTGGATTTCCCTTGCAAATGGTAACATCCAGTGGTCGCATACTTGTGGTCCTCTACTTTTGTGATCGCTCCCTTAAATCCCCGATAGTAAGGTACCATGTTTTGTTCTTCGTATTCCATGGAACTGTCCTTGATCTTTTGTTTGATGCAATGGATGATTTGCTTGGGATCATAGCACGGAATGTTTGTGGCAAACCCCGTTCCAATGCCAAGAGCACCGTTTACCAAAACCATGGGAAGAATAGGTACATAATAAATGGGCTCCACACTCAACCCATCGTCGTCCAAATACTCTAATACACCATCGTCTTCTTTACGAAAGATCTGGCGCGTCAACGCATTTAGTTTGGTATAGATATACCTCTCCGATGCGCTGTCCTTCCCGCCTTGAAGACGGGTCCCAAACTGGCCATTGGGCATCAACAAGTGAATGTTATTTGACCCCACGAAATCTTGAGCCATGTTCACAATGGCACCGTTCAAACTGGCTTCACCGTGGTGGTACCCAGACTGCTCCGAGACGTAACCACTAAACTGAGCCACCTTGATTTCTTGATTCAAGTTCTTTTTGAAAGCACTAAACAAGATCTTGCGCTGAGATATTTTCAACCCATCCATCACATTGGGAATGGATCGATCGCAATCGTATTTTGAAAAGTGAATCAATTCATTGTCTATGAAATCATGATAAGAGATGTTCTGGTTCGCCACATCTAAATAACGCTTTCGGTCATATTTTACCAACCATTGCTTTCGCTCGTCAGCCTTGGTTTTGTTAAACACCTTATCAATGAGAGTGCCATCATCCTGTGCTTCTACAAACGACACTACGCGCTTTTCTTTGAAGTATTCCTTGAATTCTTTGGACGTGCTCGTCCCCAATCCCTTGTAATACTTGATTTTGTATCCCTTGCCATTTTCATTGAGTTCTTTCCATGCATCGTAATCACCTTGTGTGTAAAACTGAAGGGTTTGATTGGTTTTGGTCGCCTTCAAAATCGGCGTATTCATGAATCCAATGAATCCAGGTATTTTCAACAAGGATGGCCACAAATACGCAATGAAGTTAATACACAATCCCTTGATGTGACTTCCATCTAAATCTTGATCGGTCATGAAAATGATTTTTCCATACCGGAGATCGTTCACATTTTGATACACTTTACTAGATTCAAGACCCATGATTTTCTTAATTTCGTTGATTTCCTTGCTCTCATTGATTCGTTTCTGGGTTTCTCCGCGAACGTTAAACAGCTTGCCCCGCATGGGATACACTCCAATCACATTGCGGTCTTCATTGGACAGTCCCGACAAAATACCCGCCTTTGCCGAGTCTCCCTCACACAAGATCAACATGGTTTGGTTGGACTTGGTCGTTCCCGCGTAATTCGCATCTACCAGCTTGGGAATACCGCGAATGTTTTTGTTTTTGTTTCCATCGGTTTTCTTCGCATTTTTCTTGTCTTTGATTTCGCTCAGGGCACATGATGTGTTCATGATACCCATTTTCGCGAGTTTATCAATCAACCCTGAACTAACTTCATAAGTAGAACCAAACTTGGACACACTCGTGTTCAAATAATCCTTCGTTTGACTGTCAAAGCTGGGATTCTCAATCACACAGTTGACAAATACAAACAACTGTTCCTTGATGACCGCCGGCTTCACGGTGACCTTCTTTTTCTGTAAGATATACTGAACCATCTTTTTGGTGATTTGATTGACCACATATTCCACGTGTTTGCCTCCCTTGCTGGTACAAATACCATTTACAAAAGACACGTGTTTGTATTCATGATGGAGGCTCACTGCGATACTCCATCGCTCTCCACCCACTTCATACAAGGTTTGCTTTTTGTCTTCTTCATTCAAGTAGAGTTGCACATAGTGCTTGAAGTCATTGACCTTGAGAGATTGTTGATTCATTTTTACCTTGACGTCCTTGGGAGTGATGCCCGCAATGTCATACACCCGACGCTGAAACAAGGCCAACATATCGGCAGTGAGACCTTGGAGACCAAGTCGCTGATAATCGGGCTTAAACGTCACGCTTGTATAGGGCTTGGATTTGCTTTTTGTGATTTTCGGTTTATGAATGACATCTAGATTCTTTTCAAACTCTTGGGAATATTTCAGTCCGCGAACATGATCAATGGTTTCTATTTTCCCATAGGTGGACCAAATGAGTACCAATTTAAAGCCGAATCCATTCTTCCCTCCGGTGATTTTCTTTTCGTTTTTGTTATAATTGGTGGACGTGCGCAAATGACCAAAGATCATTTCCGGAATCCAAATGTCGTATTCGGGATGCTTTTCCACGTCGATGCCATTTCCATTGTTGATGAGAGTGATTTGATCCTCCTTGATTTCTACTTGAATTTGAGTCACTTGTTCCCCATTGGGTTGTTGCTTCATGCGAATGTAGTGGTCGCGACAGTTGACAATGCCTTCGTCAAATAGCTTGAAGAGTCCGGGATTGTACATCATGGTTTTTTCTATGAAAGAATGACTCGTCTCGTTGCCTTGGTACACGTACATGGTTTGTTCCACATTTTCAATAGACCCAATGTATGTATCCGGGTTATCTAAAATATGCTCCTTGTCGGTTTTTTTCTGGTATTTCGCACTGAGTTGAGCCATGAGAAATGATGATGTATATTTATGTGTCAATACATTCTTAATCAATTTTTTTATTCAAATGAATATATAAGATGTCTTTTCAAAACAATGAATCGGCAAAGATGCTTCAATCGCGCATGATTCGGTATCGGCGTTCCTTGGCCTATAACAATAGTAATACTGCCCATATCAATGAAGTCCTATTGAACGGGGATTTGGCCGAACACAAAGGGTTATTGTTTGCGATTGGATATACACGATATACCAGTTATTTTGAGAAAATCATTCGTTCTTCAGATGTAAATGAAAGTACGAGAAGTCATTTGGTGGATATATACGAGATACTTTTGCCACCAGTATATGACGAAAATAGCTATCTCACAACAGAGGAAAGAAGAACGTTGGGATTGTACACTGAGCCCATTAACCTAGATGAATTCAATGAACAGTTAATCGCAAACCCGGACTTCACCTTTTATTGCAAAATGGCCATTATTGGCAAGTTCAAAAGCATTGTGATTACAAACATTAAAAAAAAATATTTATTGACACCCGGAAAAAAGTATTTATTTGATCTTTCAGACCCAAGCAATAGTGGACATCAGTTGGGATTTTCAAAGTATAAATACATGGCGGGAAATGTAAAGGGAGTATATGCAATTGGAACACCGGGACAAGAGGGGGCGTGTGTCGTTTTGGATCTACCTACTTCCTATGATGAATACGTGATCTATATTTACGACACGATTACATCTAATTATGTCAGCGAAGATAGCGAGACTACGGAAACAAGTCTCGTCATTGTCAATCCCTTGAACTTCAATCGCAAGGGGAAATCGGATGCGTTTGACGAATTTGGTTATAACTATGGATCTTTGATCATTGATCTCACTTATAATACAATCAATACAGCTATAAACATGAGTCAATACCAAGAACCGGATATTCAATGCTTAACTTCAAGCTCGGATGTATTGTCAAATAATGTCAATGGTCCCAAATACTTTTTAGAACCCGAAGGAACCATGACTAGACGAAATCGTAGCACCACTTTTTACAGATACACGAAACAATATGGCCTATATTATGGAAAATATAAATTTAACTTTCCGTTTACAAATGAAGGAAATCCATTTACCATCATCAACAAAGGCAAGGAAGATAAGATTGATATATCTGGAAATCCAGATCAAATGAAAATCATTCACATTAATGGTCTGGATGAAATGGGTGAAACATACGATTCGTCGCTGGATGGATCCTATAACCTTTTCTATGGATCGTTTGAGATTGACGTGAAGGGTGATTTTGGCACATGTGCAATGTATTCCTTCAAATATGGATACAATCAAATGGAAAACTTATTTGTCTTTACCAGTGAATGTGCTGACGAGGAAGCGATACCAGATGAGGGGGAACGTGATATTTCAGATGGTATAGAAACGTTATTCTCGCATACTCGCTTTGGATTCGATCTCTGTGACAACCGACCTTTGATGACGTTTAACAACAACAGTGAAGACGTTTCATATATCTCCGGAAACACATATGGATTGTATAGTGGAAAATACGTGATTAGCGATATTCCAGACACGAATCCACTTGCGTTCATCAATCATGATTGCTCTAATATCTTCTTCTATGAAGGAGATCAAACCAAGAAGAAAAGGCGATTGGGACCAGATGGAAATATGTATGATTTCTATTCCGGGGCCATTGAAGTGACTGTTTCGGGGGACTTTGAATTCATGACTCTTTACGATTATTATCATGGCTATTCGGGGGGATACAACTTGTTTCAGTACATTGGTGCGGATTATGAAGCCAACGATGTTCGTAGTATAGACTACACCGACATAAGCGGGACATTTGAGATTATCACTATTGACGGCAGTGGTTCATACATGGATTTTAGTATCAATAACACAGCAGATGAAGTGTACTTAACGTCTGGTGCTAGCACGATAACAGGCAATTATAAATACGGATTCAATATTGGTAATTATGTCATCATGGATGTTTCAGCGTCGTACCCCATGGCATTTTTGAATTATGGACTTGAAGATCGCTTTGACTATGACGGATATGAGGAATATGAAAAACAAATAGTTGGTCCCGATGGTCACACGTATTCGTTTTATCATGGAAACATCAATCTCTATGTGACCGGTGATTTTGGACAAATGAGTTTTATGATTTATGACGGGAGTGATGTGAAATTGGATATATCTATGAACGGTAAACGGAAACTGATCTACGACACTTCGGGAGCCATTGGAAATGCAATTCCCCATAATGGCAAACGGAATTATGATAGTCAATTTAGTTATGAAGACATATGTGGAACATTTGAAATTGTAGATATAAGTGCAAGTACCACCATGCCGTTCCATGTGGATGTATGCACTAACAAAATATACTTGACGAGCGACTACACCATTGATGATACAACAAAGTATCGTTTAGATGACGGTGTTTATACCATTTCAGATATTTCATCTTCTTACCCCATGACTTTCTATCCGGATTTGAGTTTTTCGGGAGATTCCTTGATCCAAGCCGAAACCCCCGATGGCATTTCATACGAGTTCTATTATGGAGATGTATCCTTAGATATCAGTGGTGATTTTGGTCTAGCAAGCTTCGCAATATTGAAAGAAGGTGGTTACATTA